TTCTTTGAGCGGCGACAAGCTGCCATCTTTCACCGAATCAATCACGCTCGAAACCATGCTTTCGACTTCGTGCAGCGTGCCTGCGCTTTGGGCAATCTGCGCGCCCGCTGCCAAGGCGGATTCTTGAGACAACCCAGCGCTTTGCAGCTTCCCCGCCACCTTGCGGGTTAGCAGTGCCATCCACTCAGCGTGCCGCGCCGCATCTTCTGACCCTTCTGGCCGACCATCAAGCCCCGCCTTTTCTGACCAATTCTCCGCTTCAGTCGCGCCAAGTTTCCGCTTGAGAGCGCTGCCAATCTCACCGCCCGCCGAAGTTAGCAGGCCGCCTATGCCGTCCTTCGCTACCTTATCCCCAAATGCGTCAATGCCGTTATTGATTGACCGCGCCCCGTTCTGCATCAAATCCAGCAAGCCCGCCATTATTTTTGCCCCTTCGATATATCCAAGTAGTTTCTGTAAAGCTGCTTCATCGCCTGTTCGAGTGGGCGCTGTTGCGCGTCCTTTTCTGCTGGCGTCAGGTCGCTGCGTGACTGGATAGCCAAGATGGCGTTGTAATAAGCATTGCCCGACTTGGTTGCGCCCGCTGCCATTTGCCCGAGTTGGATCAACTCTTTTTCGTGGTCGTCCATGCTGGTCACATACTCCGCATCACCCTTCTTGACCGCCTGCTTGTAGGCTTCAGAATGGGCTTCCGCCTCCTTGGCGACTTCGTAGAAGCGCGAGCGCAGTGCTTTGTAATCTGTGTTGCCAGCCACGCCGCGCAATATTGGCGTGTCTTTCAGATCAATAGCGTTCGCGTTGCCTGTGCCGACTTGGATGGCGATATTCCCGGCGTCAAACCAGAATTTAGCCGCGCCACCGCCTAGCGTTGATGTCCAATATTTCAGGACTTCCGGCGACACATCAGTAAGCTCGTCGATGTATTTGTTGCCGATGTGGTTAGCACCGAACTGCGAAACGCGGTCATAAATCCCGCCCTTCGTGCCTTTGAACATTTTTTCATTGTCTGGCTGGGCTTCCCTAAAGTCAGGCTTGAGATCGCTGCCGAAACTGTTTGTGTTGGTAAGCGGATTACCGACAATGGAAAGCGCCGTTGGCAATGCGTTGGTGAATCCATTTGTCACCTTGATAGGAGAGAAAGTATCCAGCGCAGATACGCCAGCATGCATCGCTTCCTTGCCTACATCGGCACCACGCATCACATTGCCAGTGCGTTGCCCCATCTGCATAATCCAGCCATACCCGTAGGGGATTGGCACCAGCACATAGCCCTTGCTGCCATCCTCATTCGTTTTGCCAGTAGGAAGAACGATGTTTCTATCCCGCGTGTTCTGCGGGATTTCATCCCAATCGTCATCATCCCAAGCCAAGCGGGCGAGCATCGCAATGGTCGCCATACCGCCAAGCAGCGCCCATGCTTCCGTCTTATGCTTGCCGGTGCTGAGATTCTTCAGAAGGTTGGCGGTGTCCTGTACGGCAGGATTAAAGAACAGGTAGGCAGCCGGGAAGAACTTGCTTTCCCCTTTGCGGTTGAAGTTGACCGTGACGTTCTTGGCCGCGCTTGCGGCTTCTGCCTGCGCATCTGCGGTGCTCATGCCGTTATTCATGTGAGCATCACGCACCGCTTTATATGTCGCCATGCGAAAGGCGTTTTCTGAAGCCACGTTTAGATGCTCAATCCAGCCAGCCAAAGCGCCCGCCGCCTTGCGCCCTGCCGTGCGAACACCGCGCCATGCCTTCGATTTATCCGCCTTGCTGGATGCCTCACTAAGCAGCGACATAGCGCCCTGCTGGTCATCCATTGTGTTCTGCAATTCAGCATTGATGCGGTCAAGATCGGGCAGCCAAGATGCGCCGGTATTGCCACCGTTGGCGCGGTACTCTTCAATTAGCTTGGAAAACTCGCCGCTGGCTTTGCCGCTGAACGAGTAGCGCACCAGTGAGCCGAAGATACCCGCATAGTTCTTGGCAGCAGTCGCCGCCACCTTTGCGCCTTCGGTTGCGGTCAGGTTGACCATGCCGGACAGCGCATCACGCACCATGTTCTTGAAGATGAATTCAGGGTTGTAGCCGGTGTAAACCTTGGACAGATACCCGTTAAGCGCCTTCGCATAACCGAGCGCTGTGTCTAACTGCTCCTGCCCCATGTTCGTGTAGGCGCGAGCTAGCAGATCATCGCGGAAAGTGACGCGAACCGGCTTGCCCTTGATGTAGATATACGCCTCGTTGTCTTGCAGCGCAGGAAGTGGGCGGGTTTGCGTCTTGCCATTGACGACAATCTTTGTCGTGTCTGGCTGGTCTAGGGTTATCAGGTTGCCAACCAGATCACGATTGTCGGCAATGAATTGCGCTAGGTGTTGGCCCACGGTGTTCTTTTCCACCGCCACTACGCCCGCGTAATAGTCGCGCACGATGTTGGCAAAGACATCATCGGCTTCAGTCGTGCGGCCCGTGGCGCGCTTTTGCTTGCCGCTTACGGATTGCCCCTTGCCGGTACCGCCGCTGCTGTCGTCGTTGGTCTTGAGTGGCACATAGTATTTGTAAGCGCCATCGTAAGCCGCACGTTGTTCGGCGCTCACAATGCCCGCCTTCTGCATCATATCTAGCCGCTGCTTGGTGACTGCCTGCACCGCATCTGCTGCCTGTTTGATAGCCCTGAAGTTCGGCATTGCCTGCAAAGCAGCCATGCGATTATCAGCGTCCTTGTCGGTGATGCCCGAACCGCTGTCGTTGCTTGGATCAACCGTGCGAATCTGTGTATTCCGCTCTTTCGCGTGCGCAACCTTCAGGTATTCATTGACGTTTTCATGCGTTACCTTACCGGCAGACATCGCATCAAGAATGGGCTTCAGCACCTTCTGCTCGAAGTCTTCGATTCGGCTGGCAATGCGCCCGTGACTGCGTTCTTCCGCCTTGTAGACGTTGTTTTGCGTCGTGACCTTGCCGCCGTTCTTCAGTGTTTCAGCGTGCAGGGTTGTCCAGCGGTTCCACTTGTCTTGGATTGTGCGCTGGAATTTCTCTGTGCGGCTCTCATCAGGCAAGGACATTGGTTGCGGTTGGCCGGGCAGCACGCCACCGCTTGCACCGCTTGGCGGCTGCGCGGCTTTGGATTGCTTGATGCCCTGCGATGGCTCATCGTTGGTGGCATCTTCTGCATCATCCATCTTGAAGGCGCGGTACTTCATGCCGTGCTGTGCTTGGATGGCGTCAACGAACTCCGCACGCTCCTGCATCAGCGAATCAATCGCGCTTTGAATGGCCTTACGTTGATCGGCTTTGCTGGGGTTTTCACCCAAGTTCGCAAAGATGTTTGAAACGTCCTCATCGTGCATGTTCAGCACATCGGCAATGCAACTGCGTAGCGTCATCGGTTAGCCCCTGTCGCCATGCAAGCCGCAATGGCTAGCATGATTTCTTCAAACTCGTCATCGTTTACCGCTTCCGGTAAATCGTCCTTGAATACCTGAATTGCTGGTGCGGATTGCGGTTGTCTGCGCTTCTTGCCGCCGCTTCCTTGGCTGGGAACAATTGGGCGCAAGGTGTCGCTGCTGGCTTGTCCGGGGAAGAACACCACCGAACTTGTCAGCGTTACCCCGTTGGCGTTGCCGGATACCGCGCCGCCACCTGTAGCAGCGCCCGCAATAATTGATGCGGTTGATGTCAGCGTTACGCCTGATGCCGTGGCATTGCGCACGCCATCTGCTGCGCCAGCAATGAAGCTAACGGCAGCGGTAAGCGTTACTCCTGAAGCGTTTACGCTACCCCCTGCTGCTGCCCGCGTTAGTAGTAGCAGCATGGGTTAGACGTAGAAAATCGCGCCGACTACATCATTTGCCGCCGTTACGGTGGCATCCAAGTCAGCAGCAGCGCCCGTGCAAGCTATCCCCAAGCCAAGTGACATCGCCAAGCCACCGGGCATCTGATGCGTTGTGGTGCTATTGGGCGGCAGTCCAATCATAAAAGTTGGCGATGCGCCCGAGGCTGGTGCTGTGGCTAGGTTGTAGAACCGGAAATACTTAAATGCTGCGGTCGTATTGGTCAGCGACCAGCCGAGCAAGCGCCGAGCGCCGGTAAGGATCAGCGCATTGTTTACCGTTGCAGCCGAAGCGAATTTAAACGTAGTCGCCGCGCCGGTTGCATTGGCGCGGTACTGAATGCCAACGTCACCAATCGCATTCGCACCAGCCACTAGCGCAGGCAGTGCGGCAATCGACACTGGTTGTGTTGCCACGATTGGCGCAAGCGTTGCCTGCGATGCCTGCACGTTAATGGTTGTCGTGCCAGCAGTAGTTGCCGTGGTCAGACGCAGTCGGAAATATCGAGCAAGTACGTTTGTATTGCGCAGCACCGCCGCGTTGAATGTCGTACTTGATGCGCCGGATTCACTCAGCAGCGTTGCTGTAACTGGCAAAGTAAACGCCGCATCATTTGCCCATTGTGCTGTCACTACGCCAGTTGTCCCCATGCTAAGGCACTGGATCGACAAGCTCTTAAACTTGGCACAATCAATTACGATTAGGTCAGTATTGATGGCGATGATGCCGGCCAGTGAATACGGGAATAAGATCAAATCAGGGTTTTGGCTGCTTGGTACTGGCTCGGTCGCAATCGCGCTTGGCTTCAGAACATATGCCGCCGTGCCGCTTGTGTGAGCGGTCGCCCGCACGCGGAAATAGGTGTAGTTGGCAACATTCAACTCCCAACCATAGCTAGGCGTTGCCGCTAGAACGCCGGTCGTTGTTTCAATGACGTTGCTATCAGTACGGACGACCTGCGCTGTTTTCCAGTTGCCGTCAGTGCCGTTTGTGCTGTCGTTTGACACCTCAAAAATGGCGTTGTGACCTACCAGCGTAGTCGCCGCCATCGTGATCGAAAGTGCGCCGAGGCGATTAGTGTTTACGAAAACAGTCTGCGCCGCTGCCGTGATGCTGCCCGATGTGGCGACAATATCGCCTGCCTGAATCGCCACCTTGAGCCGTCCAGCCTGATCCATCTTGAGGCCAGTGTATTGGCCGTCTGCTGTGGTTTCTGCGGTATCGGAGTCCCGTCGCTGGGCAAGCATGACCTGACCGTAGTCGGTGACGTTGGCCGTGCTGTTCTTCTGTTTGACGGTTTGCTGTTGGATCGCATCGCCAACCGGCAAAGGGAAAGCCGCCGAGGCATCGCGGCTGTCGCCGTCGTCACCGAATGCGACTTTGACGCGCTGAACTTTTACGCCAGTCGAGCCGCTGCCGTTGAGCGTGGCAACTTCATCACTAGCGATAGTGTCGTTGCCGGTTTGAGTGGAATTGTCAGCCATCAGTTTTGCACCCGAATAGTTGAAGCAGTCAGACTGAACGTGCCAGCCGTGCTAATCACGTCCGAACCAAAGTCGTTTACAGCCACAAGCTCGTCAGCCGTTGACGCGCCGCCGCGTGACTTGTAGAACACCGCCTTGCGCGCCGTGATCGTGGATGTGGGCCATGAGACAGCGCCTAGCGTCACATCTAGCCGGTCATTCACCGTGTCTTTTGTGACGGTGAAAGCGCACGCCGTACCGCCCGCTGTGTAGCCAGCGCCAGCAACTTCATTGGTGATGCTGCTGCGCTTTAGGTGCAAGCCCTTATCTTCAACGTATGCCGATGTGACGAGCATCACCTTGAAGGTGTCGGTGTCTAGGTCAATCGCACCGCGTGCCAGATCATCCCAAAATGAATTGAATACGATGCTTGCCATTATCTCTCCTTGATCGTCATGCCCGACATAGCGCCGGATTTGTCACGGGTTATGTCCACGCGGAATTCTTTTGGCTTGGTAGCCAAGCTCTCAGCTAGTGCGCTGATCGCATCCGACTGCATCCCAGCCAGTGTTTTGAGCGCTGCCGTCAGCGCGTCAGCCACCGGCTTCATGTCAACCTTCACCGCCTCAACGGTGATTTTTGGCTCCACCTTCACAATGGGCGCAGGTATCGACGGCATTTCAATCTTCGGCGCTTCCATCGTTGGGGATAGATGAAAGTGCATTTCTGGCTTGGGTTCTGGCTTTGGCGTTGGCCTTGCCGTGGTGTCAAGCCGGTCTAGTTCGTTTACGCTGCGCATTTCAGCACCTTATTCAAGTCGGCAAGTCGCCGGTCATAGTCGTTAAGTTCTTTGGTGATGTTGAATTTAGCGTCAACCGTGCGGCCTTCACTGCGCACATAAACCGGCACAGTCACCGTTTCCTTACCGAAGCGGCTGTTGTTAAATTGCTCAGGATAAGACGCAAAAAACCCCGCACTTGGCGGGGTTTTGCTGAATTTTGCACCTAGCGCTCGTAGCGCGTCCTGCTCTTCTGGTGTTAGGCCTTCGTAGCCGTCCTGTACTTCGATTCCATATCCTTGCGCTTCTGCATCTGTTCCGCTGCCATCGCCCGCAAGTTGTCCCGCGCCTGCGATTCCTTGGTCAGCTTCTGAATCGTATCCCACTCTTCCGGTGTCATCCAATCGCGCTTTTGCATAGTCGTTCCAATCTAAAGTGCCATCCATTTGGGTGGAGTCGGTGCTGTAGTTCTTCCACCGCGCGCCTAACTTCTTCCAAAACGGGCGAGCATCTTTCTGATCGTCGTGCCCGTTGGTGATGTCGATAATATCAACCTTGCCGCCAGAAGTTGCAAGCATTGCCTTGATAACTTGCTCCCCATAGCCTTTGCTTTGCTTTGAATCGTCAATCTTGATATTGCGAAGCACCGAGAAGCCGTCACCATCCGGCTGCAAAATCACGAAGCCGACATCCTGCTTGGCAATGCGGATTCTGAAAGCTACTGATCCATTTGGGTGAGTCAAGACAGGGCGCAGCGTTACATCATCGTTATTCGTGTACTCACCATTCGCCTGCTTTTCCAAGCGCGCAAACACACGTCCAGCGTCGTATTTCTCACCCTTGCTACCCGCAACTGCCGCCGATCCATTGGAGCCAACAAAACCGCCCTTGCCTGCTGTTTGGGCGGATTGCTTCGCCATCATCAGCAGATCGTTTGTCGTCAGCTTGCCCGGCTCCATCACGCCAGCACGCATCAGGCGCAAGCGAACCATTGAGACAAAATCACGAATCAGGTTGGCGGCTACTGAACCGAAGCGCTTGGCGATGCGCTCTAGCGCGTTGCCGTCTATAACCTTGATGCCTTCTTTAGCTGCCCAATTGGCGGCAACTTCCACGGTATAGGTAAGCGTTTCCTCGGCGCTCTCCGTTTCACCGGCAGATTCAAGGCGGCGCTGCACTTCATCAGCAAGCAAGCGCTTTGGCGATCCTTCCGGCGCGGCAAGTCCTGCCTTGTGGTTGCTTACTGCTGCTTGAGTCAGTGCGTCAAACTGCTTGCGCAGTGCTGGGTCACTGTCCAAACCACCATGCAAATACTCATGCAGGAAAACACCATGCGCGGTGTCTTCAGCCAGCACGTCGCTGTTGAAAGCGTGGATGCCGGAAACAGGGTCATAAAACGCCTGCATCTGGCCGTCAGCGCTTAACTTTGTTTCCAGCTTGCTAGAATTGGAAACGCCACCCGAAGGTGGCGCTTTTTTTAATTCATTGCTGCTAACTGCTTCTTGAACCAGATCGCTCGATCTTCCACGGTTCGCTTCAGAGATTCTAACTCCGATAGAGTTAGCTGATTTGTAGTTGGTAAGGTATCTGGCCTCACTTTCTGTGAGGTCATCAAATTGCCTTCCAGTTGCTTTGAAGAATCCATCTTCTAAGTCCCCATGCTTTTCGCGTAGCCGAGCCAATGTTTCTTCCGTTGGCTCAATAATTCGACTGTACTGCTTTCCACTCAATGCGACAATAGATTTTACCGAGCCACCATTGTCTTCAATGTACTTTGCCAAGGAGGACAACGTGCCACCTTGAGTTATCGTGTCATCAAGAAGAACGTAATTTCTACCCTGTTCAACTTCGCCGATAAAAGTTGGCTTGTTAAATATCCTTTCAATCCCATCCATTGATGTTCTCTTTGGCGAGTTTGATTGAATGATTTTTGAATCGGCTTCTGCGTTGAGTTTCTTTGCCAAGACTTCAGCAGCAGCATGAGGAATTGCATTCTTTCCAGATGCTTCGATGGATGAAACGCCAACAATAATTGGATCATTACCAGCTTGACTACGTACCTTTTCTACAAGGTTTGGCGTTATCAACTTTAAAGCCAATCTTAATGCACCAACTTTGTCACCAGACTTGCCAAGTTCATAATCATCACCCGACATAATGCCAAGTTGATGCTCAATAATTGCATCTGGAAGTTTAAGAATGGAATTCTTCACCTCATCAGCCAAGCGGGCGCGTTCTGTTGCTACGTCCGTGCCATTCACCTTCGCACGCGCCTGCGCAACTTGCTCAATGATTGCGTCTTGCGTACCAACAACCATGCCGCCGCGTTCGTTCTTCCGACCTCGCGCCATCAGGCGATCAACGAGCTTGCTACCGAAAGCGCTACCTAGTGCCTTGAGTAGTTGGGCGGGGGTGGATTTCTGCGGGGTGGCGGTGCGGGAATAAAGAACCTTTCTGCTGTTTTCTTCCTTAACCTTGATCGTGCTGAATAGCTTTTCAAAGGCTGCATTGATTTCGGCTTTTTCAGACTCAGTAGGGTACGGGTAGCTTTCCTTCGCGCCCTCTCCCTGCTCTACCTCTTCAATGACGTTCCATGTCTGGTGATCTAGGATGTTTGCTAAATAGTCGTTGCTTAGGCCGTTCTGCTTTGCTTTATCAATCAGGAACGATTCAAAAGCGCGGGCTGTCAACTCTTCAATAGTTGACCAATAGTTTTTGGTTCTGCGCGCATCAAGCTCTTTCGAGCGATCAACCATCTTGCTGTTATTGATTGCCTTAACTACATCGGCATAGGCATCAAGCACTTCCTTGCGTATGCCTTCATGTTTTGTTCGTAGGTTGCTGGTTATGTCGCCGGTTTTACTACCCACAGCGCGGCTGAAATAGTTGGCTACTGCGTGCCACCACTCGTGACCAAGCGATCCTGCACCGTTTTTTCTGGTCAGATTGATAGCAACTTTTGCAGGCTCGAAGTGCGCGGCTGCTGGATTTACTCCGCCGTGACCACGCGAACCGAAACCAATCCCAAGCGTACCGTTTAAGCTGATTGCATCAGGCGGAATTCCAATTAGTTCGGCAAGATCGCTGAATGCGTCATAGGCACGGTTAAGATTGTCTTGGCGCTCTGCTTGCGGCATGGAATTGCCAAGCTCAATGCGCCCATCGAACCCGAAGGCGTCAGCAAAGTCCTTGGCAGAAACATTACCATCACGGTGCTCTTTCCCCGTCCGATCTGCATTTGTCTCGCGCCGCTCATTGGGGGTGCTTGTTTTCTTATCCAGCAAGGCAAGCAATTCTGCCTTGTTATCAGCTAGATATTTTCTAGCTTCATCAGGCGTCTTTAGGCCGGATTTCAGATCAATATATTTACCAGCAGCAATCTTCTTCCCGATTGTGTAGCCCGGAACACCGCGCTCAGAGTAAATATCTAAGGACTTCTCTTTCTTTGGTGTGTCGCTAGCTTGCTCGCTTGCAATGCGTGATTTGGCAAAAGCTACTGCTTCATCAAATGTGTCGAAATACTTAGTTTTTGAATATGGCTCACCTGATCTGCTTATGGAGAATTTCTTAATGCCATGCGGGTGCTTAACGCCATCGAACGTGCTGTAAATTCCAGACTCCAACTCAAGCCCGTTCGTTTTCGTGAAATCAGGAAAGCCAAGTGCTTTGTAGAAATCAATCTTACTGCGCAACTCCATAGCGCCGGATAACTTGGTGTTATTGATAATTTCATTAACACCGTCCATCCCGACGCCATTAAACAAATGTGACGCAAGGCTGCGAATAGTCTTAAGCTTTTCCACCCATGCTTTTAGCAGGTATGGCTTTCTCGGCTTGTTGCCAATGAATTCGCGCAATGCTTTTACTGTTGCAAGCGCTTCGTTTGAAGAGCCATTCAAGTTCAATTGTTCATAATTTGGCTCAGGGAAGTGCTTGCTTAGTGTTATCTCACTTGCTTCTGGCAAGTCTTGAGTAAGCGAGGCGACAAGCTCTGCTCGCTTATCCTTTGCAGCGCCGCCAATTTTCTGACCGTAGTCTTCAATTGGCCCGGTGTTGTTGAACTTCTTGGGCGCTTCCGCTACTGGTTCAACCTTCGCTGCGGACTCATCAAACAGACTCGACTGCCCACGCGCCGCCCCTTCGTCTGCGGTGCGATCTGAGCCGGTAAGCGTGAACTCGCCTAGCTGTGCATCTGCATCAGCTTTCCGAGTCGCTTTGCGCGACTCTGTGGCTGCTTGCTCTTCCTGTTGCCGTGCTTCCGCATTCAGGCGCGGCAAGTCTGCTACGTCTAGTCCTTCGAGTCCGAACTCTTCAGCGCTTCGCGGCGTTGCTTGAGACTCTTCAGCCACTCCTTCCGCTGTGCTGGTGGCACCTTCAGGAAGTCGCGTATCAATCGCATCATTGCTGGAGACTGCTGGCCGTCCATCGAGGGCGGCAAGGAATTGTTCTTCTGTGACATTGCTCTTTGCGCTCCACGCTATTTCATAAAAGGCGTCTAGTTCTTGGTCGCTTACGTCTGGATAAGCATCATCGTTGAATTCCGCACCGGCACCGGACTCATCCATGTGGGCAAATTCTGCCGCTCTGATTGCCCCATTCTTGGTTTGTTCGTGATGCGTGCGCAGCAAGGCATTAACGGTGCGGCGCTCTTGCACATCCATCTTCTCACCGGTAAGCGCCTTATCCACCGCCCGCATCGTGGCGGCAGGACTCATGCGCTCGGCAGGTGATAACGCACCCCACCATTCAGCGTTCGGCACCCATGACGTGCGCCCAATCTTATCCGATCCATCTACCTGCGGCGTGCGTGTCAGCGCGCCGCCAGTTTCCGACCAACCCGCTTGCGCCGCAAGTGCGCGCAACTCTGGCTCGTATGCCTTAGCTAAAGTCGGGTCTACTTTGTCTTTGGGCTGGATTACAGCAAGGCTTTTCTGTCCAACTTCATCAGTATTTGCCGCGCCTTGAGCGCTTGCCGCTGCGCCTTCTTGCGTTTGCGTCGTTCCTTCTTGTGTAGCCAGTGGGCTAGGTTTGGCATCATTGCTAGGTGACTCCACTTGAACAATACGGCGGTCAATTTCCGCCTGCGCCTTTGCCCTTGCGCCAGCGCTGGCGGCTTCTGTGTTCAATACCTTGGCTAGCGCCCTGTCTGATAATTGCGTGACGGGTGTACCGGCAATGGTAGGAATAGAAACGCCCTCAACCGAGGGCGCTTTTAGGTCAATTTGTTGGCCGTCTAACTGCCGCTTAACGATTGGCGGCTGCTGGCCTAGTGATTGCGCGTTATCAACCTGCGCAATGTCGTCTAGCCGCTTACCTAGTTCGATGTTTTGCACTTGTGCAGGCGTGCCAACACCTTCAGAACTGGCGATTAGCGTGCTGTCTGGTGCGGGCAATCCTTGCAACTCAGGCGCTTGTACCGACTCAGGGCGCTCGATACTGGCGTTGCCCTCAGCATCCACCACAACACGCGGTTGCTCCATGTCCAGCCGGTTGGTGGCGGGGGCTTCTTCGCCTGCCGGAATAAACGAACCTTCCAGCGCATCGCTTGGCGCTGGAAGTGCCAGCGGGCGTGTGATCTTGTGTTCGCCGTGGGTGATTGTGTCGCCCATGCCAAGTGCGTCTAGCAGTGCATCTTGGTTTACATCAAGCGCCCCGCCCGTGGCGTCTGGTAGCGTGATGTTCAGTTTTTCGGCTGGGGTTTTTTCGGCTTCTGGCTTCTCGGGAGCGCTGCGATTATTGAACGATGAAGCGCCACCACCAACTGCGCCCAATAAGCCGCCAGATAAACCGCCCATTACAGCCTGCTCGGCCACGCCATCCATCAGGGGTTTACCTTGCCCCAAGTTCTGCCACATTTGTTCAGTAGCAGATTGCGGCGTTTCTTCTAGCAAACCCTCTTTAAGCGCGCCCTTGGCTGCTGCTTTAAATACACCATCCTTGGCCTCGCGCATACCCGAAGCAGCAAGACCAGCTTCAACATCCTCTAGGCCAAACTTTGCGCCGATCTTGTTTGATAGCTGCCCGACTGCTGCGGTTGTTACGCCGGAGCCGATAGCAGAAAGCGCTTGCCTCGCCCCAAGCTCGCCTTTTGCTGCGTAGTCTGCGGCTTGTGATCCTGCGGTTTGCGCACCTTCTCCGGCAGAAGAAAGCGCGGCCAAACGCGGCATGGCCTTTTCAACTGCTGCACGCCCTGCCATTAACGCAACTTCTTCGGTTGCGCCTGCCGCCATTGCGGTGCTTACAGCTCCGCTGAAAATCTTGCCAGCCACTAACTTAACGCCACCGGCAAGCGTTGCCATTTGTGGCAATGACTCAATGGCAGATTCTAGGATGGTGCCGGGATTCTTTAGCGCTTCGCCAATGCCGGAAACGATGCCGTCATTTTGGAATGCTTCATGTATTTTTTGAGAGTTACGCTTGCTAACGTCTGAATGCTTATCGCCCCAATAATCGGAGGCCATCTTTAGATCAAGATTGTTGTCAGCAAGAAACTCAGTGATTGTGCGGTTCTTTTCGCCGGTTACTGCGTCCACGCCTGCGCGGATAGGTGTTGCAGCCAAGTCGGTAAGGCCAACAATGCCTCGCGGGACTTCAGCAAGGCCTTTCATCAGCGATGCGCCAGCATCCTGCGCGACTTCACCCCATGTTCGGCTGCGCTTGTCCTCTTCCTCTTTGCGCTTGCGCTCTTCTTCTTGGGCTAGCTGATGCTCCTGCATTAGCCGATAAGTACGGTCAATTAGATCGTCTGACGGCCTGCTAGATTTAGCTAGGTTGTCGATTTGCTGAGACATTCAGGAACCCCAAAAAGCCAAAAGGCCAGCGGGTTAGGCTGGCCTTCGGAAACGACAAAACACCCACTTGGGGCGACAAGACATTTTAGCGCATGTTAGCGATTAGATAAGGTTTTTCTGCTGCATGATTCGCACCAAATCCGCTCTTTGTTTTATTAGTTCCATAGTTTTTTCGGGGTTCTGTTGATTCGCTTGAATAGATGCGTCCACATTCTTTAAAGCCTGTTTATAGGAATCAATAGTGCGCTGGCGCTCTTCTGGACTCTGCGGAACTTGCGGATCGACCGAGGCGGGCTTAGGTGCTACGGGGGCGGGCTTCGCCGCCACCGGCTGCGCTGCTGCCAGTAATCCAGCCTGCACAGGCTTAGGCGCTGTTGCTTGCTGTTGCTTTGGCGCTGGCATCTTGCCAGTAGCGACAAAATCGCTGGCTTCCAAGTCTGACAAGCCCGGATGGTCGGCCTTGGCTTTGGATATTTTTGCGGCAATATCATCACGAGCTGAAGCGGGTGGCTTCCCTGTGCCTGCCTGCGTCAAAGGTGAATATGTGCCGTCGGCATTAATCCGCACGGTTTCTTTTACAGTTACCGGCTTACTAAGATCGTCTTTAACTTGCTTATCAATGGTTTGAATCCTAAAGCCAGCATCGCGGGCAGTTGGAGTTAAGAAGGCGGTGAAGTCCTTGCCCTTCGTGGCCGCACTATCCACAAGGTTTTTCAACTCCTTTTTCTCTTCCAAAGTACGCTCACTGGTGGGAATCGAAGAGATTTCAGCGATCCGCGACTTCATCTTGATCGCTTCAGTGTTGTCGAACTTGTCTTGGGCCTCTTTCTTGCGACGATCCCCCAACTCAGCCCAGCCAAGTGCTTGACTTGCTTTTGTGCGTTGAATATCAAACTTACTCTTGATTGCTTCTTCAGCCTCTAGCTTAGAAAGCCCGTTCTTCATTTCAAGAGCAATGGCGTCTTGGTACTCTGGCGTTTTCTTGAACTCAAGTTCTGCGCGCTTCCCATCAAGAGTGCGTTTGATTTCTTCCTGCGCCTTCCCGGCACGCATCGCAACTTGCGTTGGATCGTTCCAAACCTTTTGACTAGCACCAGCCTCAGCCATCGCGGTTGTTTCTGCCTTCTTGCCCGCATTGTCTAGGTCAAACTGAAGCGCCCATTGCTTTTCGCGCTTCACCTGTTCAAACAGTGCTTCGCGTTCCAGTGCTTTGCGGTCTGCATCCTGCTGCTCACGATTCTGGCGAACGTACTCACCTGTTGCGCCGGTTGCTGCTGCTAGCAATCCATCTAGGAAACTCATTTGACTGATCCTTTACCAAACTGAACCATATGTTGCGCCATCACGGTTGCACGCTGCGCGGTTTGCTTCATTTCGCTCGCATCAATCAGCTTTGCTTTCAGCACAAAGCGCATCAGGCTAGCAATCGCAATAGCGCACAACTGCACCAAGCTATTTTCATCCAGCTTCGCGCCGCCTAATTGCGCGCTCACAAGGTTGGATGCAGCTTCGGCCATTTCCATTTCAAGATCGCCCTGCCCATCTGTTAGCGTTTTGATAACGGCGTCTGGTATATGGTCAAGTGCGCGCTCTACATTGGCGGCGTACTGCTTGATTTTCTGATTACTCAGCGCTTGCCCAGCAAAATCGCCGCTTGCCTCTTGCTGTTCTGTTGCTGGCGTTTCGTGCGCTTCCATCGCCTGATCTTCGTTTGCGTCGTCCGCATCTTCAGGTTGCGCGCCTTGCATTGCGGCCAATAGGCCGGAGTTGATAGCCATATAAGCCCCTTACTTCTTGAAGTAATCAGAATTAACAAAGCGGCTGGTATCCAATCCACCAAGCCCACGGCGTTTCGCATATTCCTCATAACTGAGTTTTTGCATTTCCTTCGCTTGCTGCAATGCGGCCTCTTGCGCCTTAGTTGTCGCCTTATCTTTCTGGTAGCCATTAAATGCACTGAGCAACCCTTGTCCAATAATCCCCTTGCTGCTTGTGCTTAGGCCATTGATTAGGGAAGAGCCGCCTTTCCAGATTTGGTCAAAGATGCTGCCGGTTTCATCAGAAATGGGCGTGCGGGTAACGTCTTCGTTTGTGTACTGGTAATCAAGGTTAGGACTGCCATCTGGAACTATTTTCTCAAGCCCGTAACCGTCCTCTTCGCTTGGTGCAATGCTGCCATCTGGCAACACGATTTCGCCATCTTCGTTTATCTTCCACCCGGCAGGGAGCCAACTGGAATCATTGTCTTCCACTGTGTTGTCGCCATCTGATTCGTTCATATCAACCACCTTTCTTTGTAATCTTCTTTGGCGGCACCAACTGCTTGCCGAGTGTCATTTGTTTAACTGCTGTGCTGGCAACCGTCCCTGCGATGTCGCCAAGTGTGCCGTTGCCAGTGAGGCTGCCGATACTGTCGTTAGCTGCCGTACCCGCTACGCTGGCAAGTAATCCGTTTGCGTTTATCCCGCCCGTTTTGATGTACTGCCCAGCCATCTGCCCGCCAGCCGAAATCAGCGCTTTCGTGTAGTCGTTTGGCGTATCTAATCCGCCTTGGCGTTGCAGGCGAGATAAGTCAGCGCCGGTCGTGCTGGTATTGAAGTCGAGCCCGCGCGACAGGTTCGTGCCCCCTTGGATAAGGCCAGCCGTGGCTGCGCTAGCTAGCAGGGATTTAGGGTCTAGCTTGCCGGTGCTAATTAGCCCGCTTGTTGCAGTGCGTGCTGCGGCTGCGGCTGCGGCCGAAGCCGACGAGCCTAAGCCCTTGGTCATGCCGCCAACTGCGCCGCCAACTTGCGCACCGGCATACGATGCGGCAATGCCCTTCAGAACATCGCCCAAGCTGCCGCCGTTGGCTAACGTGGTCATGGCAGAGATCGCCCCGCCGATGACTTGACCGCCCGGTATCATCGAGACAACTGCACCAATGATCTGGCCGTTCTTCTGTAGCCACCCGTTTTGCCGACCGTTGTTCTTGCTGGCGGCTGCCTTGATAAAGTCCTTGTTCGCCATCAAGCCAAAGCGTTCGTCGTAGTGGAACAACATGTTCCGCACGTTCTGCTGTTGCGCTGGCGTGGTTGCACCGGCTTGCTTATAGACTTCCGGCAACATCGTGTTGATGTCGTCATTTAGTGGCCCGATATTCCCTATCTGTACCAAGCCTTTTAACTTCGGGTCGCTAATTGCCTGATAGGCTTTATTGTCCTGTTGCTGCGATCTGCGGTTACTTCTACCGGCATTGTGGTCTATGCCATCGTTATAAGTTCCGGTAAAACCGTATTCGCCCACGCTGCCATCGGCTGTTTCCATCGCTGTAAAAGCGATCTTGGCTGTCTCGTCGGTGACACCCTTCAGCCCCGCCTGCTCTAGCAGCTTTTCTTTTGTGCCAAGCATCGGGTCGTTAGCAATAGAAACGCCCTCGTCACCGTAAGCAGTTCCGCCACCATCCATGAAGTAGCCTGAGTTTTTCTCTAAGTCTTCATCTTTGGTACTAGGGTTAAGTTTCTTCGCTTGTTCTAAAGTTAGATACTGGTAAACCTTTTCATCGTTCTGTGGGTCTGGGCCTTCATGCGGGCCTTGATACAAGTGATAGTTGGCATACTCCAAACCGGCATTCTTCAACTCGTCTGGCGTTGTCTCCACACGGTAGCGCTTCATCGACTTAACGAAGTCACCCACTGTTGTCGTTTTGGAGTCGTCATCCACTAACGCCGCATACTTGTGATCGCCTTTTACCTTCTCCTGCAAAGCAGGATCGAGCCACATATAAGCAGCGTTCTGGTTTACCCCGTACCCATCGCCGTACCCCGTGAACGAGTTACCAAAGTGCTGAAACGGGGTTTGAGGCTGCGCTGATATATTTGATGCGGTAGCTGCGGGCTGAGTGGTTGCCGTTTGCTGTGGCTGCGCCAAGGCAACCACCGGCTGTTTTGGCGGTGTGAGTTGCTTGCCTAGCTGCATGATTACGCCTCGTGTTCTGAGCCGTCAGCCAAGCGGATTGCCCAGCCAGATTTAGAAGCTGGGTTTTTAACCCACGTTCCAGTTACTTCTGCACCAGTGTCATCGGTTGCCGCTACGTTTGATCCTTCGGTTACTTTCGAGTAATCCGGAGTCCCGTTTTTCTCGCCAGCAGCGATACCATTGGTGCCTGTTGTTGTGGTTGTTGTCGTAGTTGCTGGCCCGGTGACGGTTGGTGCTTTGGTGCGCGGCACGCCGTAGAAATCAGAAGCCGAATCAAGCACAAGCTGACGCGATGCAGTGTCGGGATAGTCACCATTCAAGATGGTCAACATCGTATTTTTGTAATCGACAAACTTTGACTGACTCAAATTCTGTAAAGACAGATCAAAGTTCTTATCAAACTGCATACCGCTTTGTGCAAGTTGCGCTTTGAATTGGTCGGTAGCTTGTGCGCGGCTTGCTGCGTTTTCTGAGCCTTGAAACTCTTGTTGCGCCTTCTGCAAAGCCTGTTGTGCAGAAATGTTTTTATCGGCAACCATTATCTGCTGCGCACGATCCAGCGCCGATTGCGTATCCGCATGGTTGTAACCAAGTTGCGTCATCTTCTCCGTGAAGCCATTTTGGATAGATGAAAGCTCTTTGTTACGTTCAAACGAAAGCTGATTTTCGTCGCGCTGGAATGAGCGGCTTGCGGCGCTCTCGTCTTTCTGGAAATTGCGATTGGCTGCGTTTTCGCCTGACTGCCATGATTGCTGGCTGTTTTGAAGCGAAGACTGAAGTGACCGATTCGCTGCATTCTCGCGGCCTGTAAAGGCGTTCTGCCCTTCTTGCAGACCGGCACGGTTGTAAGTGTCAACGTCAGACTGTGCCAAGTCCTTCATTGCACCAAGGCCAGCAGCTTGAATGCTTGCTTGGCCTAGCGTGGAGTTAAGCAAGCCACGGCTATTCACCGCCTGCGCCATTTCACCTTCAGCCTGCGCTTCAATGGGGTTCGTTGCGCCGTTGGTTAGCTGGCCTAGCCGGTCGCTGGTGAGTGCGTACTTGGTATCGCCCATTTGACTGCCCAATAAGCCACCGCCAGTCGATACGCTTGGCGTTGCAGTAGTTGGCGATGGACTGGTTGGTGTAGTGCCGCCGCCCGAAGTGACTGGCGCGCCCGCTGCGGGGGGCTGTGTCGGCGCTGACACGTTGCCGCCTGTTGGTGGCAGCGTGTGATTGCCCCATTCGTTATGGTCAAGTTTAATTACATCGTTATCTTTTCCGCCAATCACATTGCCTGCGTTTGCGCCGCTACCCGGCAATATTTTCGCCGGGCCACCAGTCTTCAATCCATTCCCGCCAAGACCGGCAGGCTGACCAGACAAGACAATATTTGGATGTTTTTGTAGCCACGCATCAAGCGTCTTGTTGTCGCCACCCGCCTGCTTCTGCGATGCGGCTAGTTGCTGATAGCTAATGCCGTTGTCCATCGCCCACTGACCTACACCCTCTTCGCCGCTGGAATTGACGGCGCGCATGAATAGATCGCCACCCTTGCCAGCATCTAGATAGGCTTGAATCAAGTCAGGCATAGAAACCTTGTTATCACCCGCCCACTTGGTTACATCCTCAAATGAACCGCCTTTGCCGAAGATTTCTGTGATCGCGCTTGAACGTGTTTTTGCGTCAAGCGGTGCGTTGGTAGCAGGCTTTCCGCCAGCATCTTTATTGATTTGCGTGAAGTCATCTGGCTTTGGTTGAGTAACGTCAGGCTTTGGCTGCGTACCCGTTGGTGAAGCACCAAACAAACCGTTTTCGCTAATGAACTTGTCAAAGTCAGCTGGCGTACCGTTTGGATTCGCCTGCTGATATGCAGCAAAGGCGTTTTCTTTCGATACGCCAGCATCTTGAATCGACTTGGCAGCGCCCAACAGACCGGCATTGCCGCCCCCATAAAAGTTCACACCATCTTTCAGGAAAGCACCAGCCTGATTCGCGCCAACAAAAACCTGCGCAGCTTGATCGGGTGTTAGCCCATTTTGAATGCCGTAATCGTAGGCTTGCTGGTTCGTCCAGCCTAGACCGCCCTGATCTTTGCCCTTGATCGCATTCTGCAATGCAGCTTGCCAATCGTTTTGCGAGTAGGAAGTTGTGCCAAAGTTATTAGCTGGTGCGGTTGTATTGGCTGGCTTAGTTGTTGGCAGTGCATAAACGCCATTGTCGCTAGTCCACTTGTCGAAGTCAGCCTGCGTGCCTTGCGGGTTCGCTTGCTGGTACGCGGCAAAGGCGTTTTCGCGTGAGATACCGCCACTCTGCATGCCTTTGGCAGCAGCCAGTAGGCCAGTATTACCGCCGCCGTTCTTGGCGATGCCCTCTTGCAAGAACGAGCCGCCTAGCCCGGCGTCATTGAATACGCTCCCGGCCTCGTCGGCGGTCAGACCATTCTGGATGCCGTAATCCCAAGCCTGTTGATTCGTCCAGCCCGAGCCGCCTTGATCCTTGCCCTTGACTGCGTTCTGAAGATTGGACTTCCAGACGTCTTTCGTAAAATTGCCGTAGGCCATTATTGTTCCTTTACAAGTGTTTTTGTCGCGGCGCGATAGGCATCAAAGCGGTCAGCGCACTTAAGCAGCGCGGTTTTATTTTGGATTGCCACTGCCAGCACCGAACCCATAGATGGATCGAGTAGCGCCGCTGGCGGGTCGCAGGGTTTCAGCAACTCTGCCGGTATCGGTGTCCGTACCACCTGCGATGCCGTACAGGCGCATCCCGCCGTCAGTAATGCGGCAATCGCTGTAAACAACATTGCTGCCGATTTCATCTTTCAACCCCTTAATTGCTGCCGCTGTTGACCGGTCACGCTCGGCCAGCTTGGCCTTTAGGTCGCCCGTCGCCATTGCGATGTCAAACTGCGCTTGAGCGATTGCGGCATCTACTGCGGCTTGGTCTGCCGCCTTCTGCGCGTCCCATTTGGACTGCACCTCATTACGACCGCGTTGTACTTCGTGGTGGTCTAACCAGATCAAAGCGCCGACGAGAGCCGCCAAGGCCACGAAATCAGCCACCAAGCGCCTATTGGCTATCAACAGTTCCAGCATTAGAGGTGTCCCCCTTCATTACTGACTTCGCGCCAACAGAAACGCCACCAACACCGATTAACATGCTCATGTGCTGCAAATACTGGCCCAGCGTGGCAATGTCGAGATGCAACTGCCCCATGTAAATGCCTGCGGCTGCGGCTGCGTGATAGGTGACGTTTGCTAGACCTGCTGCAAGGCGAACGGGGCAAAAACTCTCCCCGTCCGGCTCGGTAAACATGTCGCGGAACATCTTTCGAATGACGGCGAGCATGATTACCCCTTTAGCTGGAAATGCGGCATTTCACGGAATGGTGCGGACGGTGCGCCGTACCAATTCAAGCCCAAATCCATCCCGATTTTTCCGGCTTTCTGCCAGTCGGGTGACTTGCCTTCGCCGTCATACTTGCCATTGAGAAGCACTCCAATATCGAACGCCTTCGCGGCTGGTTTGCCTTGTGCGTCGGTATTGTTGTGCGCGGATTGGCCTGCTCTAGCGCGGGTTACGATTGCCCCCGGCTTCGTCCTGCCTTGGTCGTAAAGCGCGTTCTGCTCGTCGCCGCTTCGGTAAGTACACACCAAAAAAACGTGCAAACCGTCAGCGTCACAACGGCGCATAAACTCCGTTGCCAGCGGTTGCAAGTCTTTGTGTAAATCTTCAATTTTTCGGGATGACATGTTCGTTCGCCTCCTGTGCTTTGATGCGATCTGAGAGCGTGCGCAGGTACACTTCCATCTCGCGTTCGCGCCGGTCGGTTTCGTCTAACTTGTCGGCCACGCGCTGCACCTGCATTGGTATTTCCATGAGCGGGTCGATGTTTGTTTTAACCACCCAGCCAGCCAAGCCGAATAGCACGACACCAAGCGCCAGTGCGCCTTTAACCCAATTGATGTAGCCGGTGTTGTCCAGCATTAGGCCGGTCAGGTTGTCCGACTGAGAATCAAGCGCGTCGCGCAATTCCTTAATCTCCTTGAATGCTCGGCCAGTCGCGTCGGCGTTATTGGTAGAGCGCTCTTCGATTAAGGTGATCTTTTGCAAGATTTCCCGGATGCCTGCCAACTCGTCCTTAACGTCTCGGGTGTGGGCGATGACATAACCAATTTGCCCCTCGATTGCGCCAAGGCGGGCGTTGGTGTCGGCACTACGGATTGCTGCGCTGTCTTCGTTCATGCTCTTTTCCCGCTGGTTTTGTCGATAATCCACAGGTGATCAGGCGCAACGATCTTCAGCGCTTCGGGTCGGTAGGTGACTAAGCCAGCACCTAGAAATGCCCACAAAATCAATTCCGAACAAACCCACTGTAAAAGGCTCTGCCAATCAGGCCGATGCAACAGGTAGCCGAAAATCCAGCGCACGTCATACGGCTTGCCAATCTGGCTGCGCGCCAAGGCAAGCGCACGGTCTGCGGTTTGCAGATCGCAATCGAACTCTCGAAACGCGACTTCTTCAGCGCGCATACAGAACTCATGCAGCGGGGTTTCAACCACGCCATGCGGCCAAGTCGCCTCGATAACCGTGTCAGTTTCTGGATCGTATAAAGCGCAGTGCGACCAGTGCGAATGCGTAAGCCATCGGATGGCATAAGAGCCGATCTTGCTGGATCGGCTGAAGTAGACTTTTAGTGCCATTTTGAGCGCCCATTAAAAAACCGCCCGAAGGCGGTTGGTTGTCGTTGGTATCGTCTAGACCGGCTGCACCAGCCCTTTAATGTGTCGCTCGTAATCAGTCGTGTGCGTATTCAGTAGCGCATCGGCTTGAGGCTGGGATAACAGCGCCTTGGATACAAGAATGCCAACGGCCTGCGCCACATCTGCACGCTTGAGGTCGATATATTGGCGCACAGTAGAATCCTTGACGATTGCCTGTACGAGCGCATCACTACTAGCCAGAATCGCTAGCTTTGCCGTGCCGAAGCGGTCGAAGAAGGGGCCAATGTCGATATGCCAATACTGCGGGTCTAGGTTTGCATCAGTCCAATGCGGCGCAACTGTTGGCCGGTTAATCTCACGGTGCAATTCGTTGTCGTTGTCGTCGAACGTCACCAAGTATTCGCCAATTTGTTCTGTTCTCATGGTGGCCTCTTAGAAGGTTTCGTACTTGGTGATGATGTTGAACTTGTCGGTCTCGGCAAGGTTTGACGCTGCCTCCACCAGAAACGAGGTATTGAAGTAAAAACCGTCGCCGGACAAGATGGCAGAGTTGCCCGCGCCGCAAATGACCGCGCCCGTATTGGCTGAGGTAATTGATGCAGATGTGTAATCGAATGCAACCACGCCATCTATCGTGATCTTGAGGCGCATTGTTCGCGCCGTTGCGTCAACCGTGGATAGCACCAGATTGGATATATGCCCTGCGCCAGTGAGGCTAAGCAGCGTCTTGAGCGCGTTGGCCGTCATCGCGCCGCTAGTTGATGTCTTGCAGCCTACAAATTGATAGTTTGCTGGCGTGGTTTGGCTGTTAGCTGTAAATCCCGCGACCGCGTAGTAGTTGCCTAGCACCTTGGGCGAGCGAATGCCGCCGCCCTTGAATTGGGAAAGGTTAGACATTTATAAGACTCTCCATGCAAGGCCATCCCACTTAACCGAGAAGTAGGCGTATTTATCTGTCACATCCATTGCCTCAAGCACTGCACTGTCCTCGATGGCTTGGCCTGCTGCCGGTTGAATCGTTAGCTTGTTGACGCTGAAATTGTTTTTGGCGTCCTTGTAGGCAACCATTTGCCCCACGGATGGCGATGCAGGCAGCGTGCGGATAATTGCGCCGCCCGCTGTGTTGACTAGCTCTCGCGTGTTTACCGCGCTTGTGCCGGTTGTTGTGACTGCTACGTCCACCAAGTCGCCCAGCGTGCCAAACGCGGCCACAGAAGCCGCAACGAAAGCAGTGCTTGCCGCTTTGGTAGATGCCTCACCCGTCGCCTGTGTTGGCACGTCAATCGAGTTGGTGAATACGAACGTGCCAGCAGTTGTGCCGCCCGCCTTGTCCATCTTCAAACCGATGTCAGCCGCCACCAGATCAAAGCCGGTAGCGACGGCGTACAGCTTGGTTTCAACGTCATTCGCTCGGGCTGTGGAGCCGGGGATTAGCGTTGTCGTGTTGTTAAAGTAGGCATTAGCCACGGTCTTGACCTCGCGGTGTCCAGTAAATGCCGACCGCTGAAACAGCGAATGGCTTGGTTTTAGCGTTGTTGTAAATCAGTAAACCAATGTTCGTGCCGACGCCGCTGATGTAGATCGTCGCTTGGTTGGCTGCCGCACCGTCCCAGCTAAAGGCGTCCCACGCTGCGCTATCCCAATAGCCGCCGACTGCGCGCACGCCACCCGCGCTCACGATGTCTGCGCCCGTCCCGTAATTGAATTCAGGCGCGACGGAAAGCGTCAGTGCGTTGATCGTTTGCACTTCAATCTTGAGTTTGTGGAAGCGCTTGCGCTGGGCTTGTGAGCCGATGGCGTTGAATGGCAGGCGCAGGATGGATTCGATTACCGCGCCGTCCTGCGAGTCGCCCTTGTCCAGCTCGTAAACGAAGCCATCGCTTGCACCCAGCCAAGTGCGCTCAGTGCCGGTCGAGTCCTCGCCGCACCAGCCGCATACGAATTGGTGCGCGTACTTGGCAGTGCCGAAGCCCTGCGCTTGTGCGCCTTGCATCGTGCCGACGAGTGCGGTCTTGTCCGTGAAGAACAAGATGTACCGGCCAGTCCTGCGCTGCATGATGGTGAAGGCGGGCGTCTGGCGCTGAAAGATGGATTCAACTTTTTTGCTCAGTGTCGCTTGGCTGAAGTCGCCATACGTCTGCGCAGCTTGCAGAGACATAATCCCTGCATCGTCCTGCGCAATGACGTCAGCGCCCACGTTCTGCGCGGTGTCTGGCAGCGCACCGGCTTGCCGGTTAAATGGCTTCATTTCCCAATTGGCATTGGAATTGCCATACATCAGGTAAATCGAGTTGCGGCCATAGGCGGCAACCGTGTCTTTGGTTTCGATGACGTTGGTCAGCGTGTCGCCTAGACCAATCTCAAACGAGCCGAGGCGTGGCGAGAATAGGCCGGGGTTGCCGACTGCGCTGTTCTGAAGCGAGCCGCCAGCGAAGCCCAGCCACAAGTAGAAGCCACGAATCGCAATGTGCGCAGGCTTATCAACCGCCATGCCAGACACAAGCGGCGTTAGGTAAGTGCCGTCAAACTCAACGGCAGGGTTCTGGCCGTCAACGTAGTACAGCCGCACCTTGTCAGCCGAGCCGTAGAAGTTGGATATGCGCGAACGGATATACCCGCCCGGTGCGAATGTCGGTGTGGTCAGCGCGCCGGTGCAGACTGCTTTCTGTGCCGCGCCAACGAAGATAAGATCAGTGTTTGCCCAACTACCAGTAACACCAGTGACGTACAAGCGACCAGTCGCTTTAGTGCCAGAATCCCACGAGCCATAGGCCGAAACGCGAACGACCGTTGCCGTTTTCGTAGGCGATGCGCCGAGATTGCCAATTGTGTCACCTTCAAATATTTGGATCGTGCCGGTATTGAACGGGATGAACTGCGTGGCGGTGACTGCTACCCAGCCGCCCGCCGTTGCCTTGTGCATGACTAGCGCCGTAGCGCCAGCGTTGTCACGCCATGCGTACAGCGTTCCGTTGTAATACGCCACGCCACGAACAGGCCCGGAGCCGGGTACTGCTGCAATGGCGGTGCGCAGGGTTTCTTGTGTCGCTTCGACTGACGAGCTAGATGGCGCGGTGCGCCCGTCAAAGCGCTCGTACTGCCCAATCTGGATATACCCGCCCGTGAGTTTCTGAGCGTAGTTCTGCATCACCAAAGCAGCGCCGGGCGGCACGAACAGCGGTGCTGTCGTGTAGTCCAAGCCGCCGTTTAGTGAGACATAACTTAGCTTCTGGCTCATGCTAGCGGGTTCTGTTGTAGCGTGATTTCGCCCAGCCAAGCCGAGCGGATTTCCGCAATGGATTTGGCGTGCATGGATTGTGCCGACTGATACAACTCAGTAGCGCCGTCATTCATCGCGTAAGACATCACGGCGCGGTACACAATCGCCAAGCAATCGACATCATCCAGAATCGGTGCATCTAGGTCGTTGACCAGTGGTGTCGATTTCTTGAAGTAGTCGATGTAAACCGGATAAATCGCGTCCGGTATGTTGTTGAACTTGACGGAACGCGTGCCGGTTACGGTGTAATAAGTGGGCGCGACATTGAGCGGGGTGTTGTAGTCGTACTCTGCTCTAAAGTCGGTGTAAGGTAGGAAGCCGAGAGGCTGGTTGCCGGTCGGAAGAGTGATTAGGGCAAATTCCCTATCGGCTTCCCGAAACAGTGGCGCATTCATCTGCGCCGAGGTGTAGGTTTGCTGCCCGATAACGGTATTGAATGCTGCCCGCTCGCGCATGAAACCCCAAGGGGCTTCAACTTGGATGCCGTTCCACGCGTCAACCGTCCATTGCTTGAGTTTGGCATTGATGCCGCTTAGGCCGTTTACGGACGTGATGGCCCCTTCTGTCCCTGATTCCAGCTTCACGCGCTGCAAGATTTCAAGGAACGTCATAGCGGCCACCAAATAAAAAAGGCCACCCGGTTAAGGATGGCCTTTTAACGACAAAAACGCCCGTAGGGCGACATGAAGATTATAGCCGAATTTAGCCTTCTACCAACTGAATTAAATACTTGGGCGAGTAAATATCTTTCTCACCTGTCTGGTCGCGGCGAACTTCTTTCAGACTGCGCAGCATTTCGTAATCCTCGCGCCTGATCTTCGCCTTTTCACCACGCTTGATGACGTTGGAAGCAATCGCATTGACGGCATAAACCACGTCGTCATTGTTGTACTTGTCTTCGCCAATCAGCACGGTGACGTAATCGTCGCCCTTGCGGGTGCGCTTGGTGGTAATCAGGCCAGCTTGTTCGGCAGCTTCTTGCATTTCGTTTGACATTTTTTAATCCCCTTGTTTGGCAGGTTTGGATTTGGTTGCTTTGGGTGCAGGCGCGCCATTCTCGGCGTCTGCATAGGCTTGGGCTGCTTCCGGGCTGGTGTGGATCAACACGCCCACAGCGCCGCCTTCGTAGTGCTTGGTGGTTTTGAGGCCATCGACTTCAACTGACATTTTTCAAACTCCCATAAAAAAGGCGAGCCACCGAAGTAGCCCGCCGTAAGTGCATTCCGCTGCCGCAGTTTGCTAAAAGGTTGATTAAGGTTGCGAAGCAGCAGGCAACATCGCCACATCAACGAAGGTTGACGTCACGCCAGCAGCATCAAACAGGGTTGTACCGATCACGAAGTTAGCACCGGAGGCGTTCACGACCTTGATGTAGCCAAACGGGGTGAGGCCATTTGGCACATCAGGCAGGAACGATTTACCGACACGCGCTGCATTGGTGTTGGTGGTTGGTGCGCTGGTGATGGTCGGGCTGTTGAACACTTGGCCGTCATACTCGCCTTGCACAGCGTAAGGCGTACCAGCGCTGTCCAGTGCCAAAACGATGTAGCAGGTTTTAGCGGTAGGGATAGGCTGGAAGGCCAACGTGCCGGGGGCGGCTGCCAGTGCTTGCGAAGTCATTGCTGCCTTCGTTGCTGGGAAAACGCCACCATTCAGGTAGGTGATGACGTTGGCAGTGTTGAAGCCAGACTTTACCGTACCAATTGCCAAGCCAGCCTTGGACAAGGTGATGTTGCCAACGAGTTCGCGTAGCGACTCTTCAAAGGCGTCATTAAGTTTTGCCATGATTTTAAATCTCCAAAAGAAGTAAAAACGCCCCCGCTCGGAGGGCGCTAGTTATTACAAGGTGACGGCAGTTTCGACGCGGGTGAGCCAAGCCTCGTTGGTGATGAAGAATTTAGCCCAGTAGTCGATAGCAACCGAACCGCGTTGACCGTGGCGGTCAGTGTCGGAAGGCGTGCCGGGACGGCGAACCTTTGGCGTCATCTGGTTCATGCCCTTCAGTGCGATGCTATGCACTGCGTTTTCGCCCAAGATGACCAGCGGGTAAACGGCAGCATTGGCGGCGGTCGTATCATTCGGGATCATTGCGCCAACTGCACCGCCCTTATTGGCATCGCCTTCAAATGGCAACAGCATTGGGGTGGTGATGAAACGCATGTTTTCCACGGAACCGAACTCGTAATCAACTTTGCCCGAGCCGCTACCGTATTCCGAAACGTGAACGAAGCCAGCTAAGGCACGAATGACCGGCTGTACGTCTGTGTGACAGAAAACGTAGTAAGCCTTTTCGATTGGTGCAGTGCCGATGTTCAGGCCACCATCCAGTTGCTTACCGATCATGCGGGCGCGGTTACGCATCAACAGGCGTACTGCTTTACGCAATGTGGTCAACGAAACTTCAGTATTCACCGCTGCACGGGATGCACCGTTAGCGTAGAAAACTTGGTTGCCGTTGGTCATGGTTTGCCATGCCAGCCATTCAAGCGATTCAGCAGCTTGCTGGGACAGCAGGTTAGGCGCGTCCGTGAAGATTTCACGGTCAAGCAGGTTGGCTGCTTTGTCGGTTACAACAATGTTCGCGCCGTACTGGTCAATCGTGGCGGTCACATCGCGGTAAGTGAGTTGCTGGGCGGTTGGCGTGACGCCTTCAGCCATTGGGGTTTTTAGAACACCAAACAAGTTAGGCGCGGACACTTTGACGGTATCGGTGCTGTTCTTGTCCAAAGGGATTGGCGTGGTGAACTTGCTCAGTACGCAGATTTCGTCGGCGGTCTTAAGTGCATTCTTGATGAACTGCAAGCCTTGCCCGCTGGTGATGTCACCGTAGGTTGAGATAGCCATTTTTTAATGCTCCAGAAATGAAAAAACCCGCTCTAGGCGGGTTGTTTGTTTGTTAGCGTCGGGCGAGGCGGCGTTGCCGCTCATCCTCACGAACGAGCGCATTCCATGCGGCTTCAGCATCGCCCTCGTCCACCACGGTTACGGGTGTCACGCGGGACTGAACGCCAGCCGCTGCTTGTAACTTCTGCTGCTTCGTGGCTGTGACGGATTGCTGTAATGCCTTCCGGTCAGCTTTGAAGCGGTCAAATACATAGTTGATGTCGCTCGGCTCCCAGCTATTCACTGCTTGCCGAATCACTTGCGGTTGTTTGCCAAGCCACTCGTCGAACACAGGTGAAGCGGTCACTTCGCGCCAGTCAGGGTGCTGCTGATCGACTTGGCTAATGCCAGACTCAATCACCGCCTGATGCTGTGCGACTCGCTGCGCGTTGTACTGATCCTGTAGAGGCGCTAGGCGCGTCTGCAACATCTCTTCAACTCGCTTATCAACTGAGCCAATTCGTTTCTCTAAAACTTCCGCTATTTGCGGGTAGTCCTCACGCAGCGATGCAATGAGCTTCGCGTCCTCGTCATCGGGAGGCGATTGCACCTTCTGCTGTGCTGATACCACTTGAAGCTGCTGCTCCATTTCAGCGATACGCTTCTGGTATGCGGCTTGCCGTCCTGCTGCTGAACGCTCCCGCTGTAAAGCGGCCTCTCGTTCCTTGCGTGAAGTAAGGACTTCTTCACGAAGCGCATCCGGCAAAGCGGCCAGCGGATCAACTTCAGTCGCGGCAACTTCTTGGGTGCTTTCTGTCTGGCTCTCGCCAGTCGGTAATTCGTCTTCTTCGTCTGGCACGGTGGCACGCGCATCTTCAGCGGCCATCTCGTTCCAAGCGGCTTCTAAGTCTTCAATCTGTTCGGCAGCTTCTTGGCTCATTTTGAGTACCCATAAAAAAAGCCGCCTCTAATGGGCGGCTTGTGGTTGGAAAAGCGGTTATTCGTAGTTTGTGACTGGTTCAACCGGCTCGGCTTCGGCCCGTTGCTGTAGGGCTAGCAGGTCATCGAAGGCGGCAACTCGGCCTCGTAGCATGTTGGTTGATTCAATGCCATGCGGCTGGGCTAGCGCGTAAAGCGTGGCGAGCTTTTCGTTTAGCAACCACTCTTCAATGGCTGCCCATGTTTCAGTCTTGAACAGGCTGGCTTGCATTAGATGCCACTCCCTTGGCTGCGCTTGATGGCGGCTTCAGCGTTAAACAGTCGGCTCTTCATATCCCAATCAATCGCCTGCATCTTCAGCGCCTTCTGTGCTTCGATAACGGTCATATCCTTGCTTGCGGCGATTTGCAGCATCGCCAAGCGCTCGGCACTCGCCAGCTTCTCCATTTCACCGCGCTGCTTCATCGCCTCGCGTTGTAGGTCAAGCTGTGAGTCGTTGACGATGGCGTTGGCCTTGATCTGCTCGGCTTGCGCTTTGAATCGCTCAATCTCCATGCGCTGTTGCCGCTCTTGGGTATCAAGTTGGAATCGTTGCTGTTCCATCGCCAACTCGGCTTGCTTAACCTGCGCATCAAGTTGACCGCGTTGCGCGTCAATCTGCATTTGTTGCTGGGCAAGTTGCAGCTTGCCTTGCTCAATCTGTACCTTGATCTGCTCAGGGTTAGGCTGTTGCTGTTGTTGCTGCGCAGCCTGCGCCAGCTCTTCCGGTGACTTCACAATGCCGTCAGCGGTGATCTGCGCGCCCTTGACGATCTGGCGTTGCAGCTCATCCCAGTTGGTTGCCTGTGCGAATGGCGGGATGGATGCGAACAGTTGGGACATATTGATTAGGTTTTGCTGCTGCTGTTCACGCATGACCAGCGTGCTAGAGCCAAGCGCCACGATGTCATAGTCGCCCTTGATCTCCGGCTTATCGCTGAATTCCATGTTCCATCGGTACATGCGGCCAATGACGGGCCGGGTAATGCGGTCGTCCCATTGCTTCACCAAGCGACGCAGCGGGCTGGAAGCGCTCGATGCCTGAAGGCTCGCACCCGTGGCCGTCTGCGTGATGATTGGATTCTGGCCTTCCTGCTGCATGATTTCCGGTACGCCAGATTCTTGCTCTAGCAGAATCACTGCACGGTCGAACAGGCCAAGCAGCATGTCGGCTTGAAGCGGTATCTGTACCGGCTGGATCGGGTTTTGTGATGTGGTTGCGCCGGGGATGCTTTCCCATATCTTGCCGGGGGCCAGTTGCATGCGGCCATCTTGCGGGCGCAAACCCTTGTCAATGACGATGTTCGGCACGGCAGCCAAGGCCGCATTGTCCAGAATCAAGCGCCAAGTCGAGTTAGCCACACGCTGCGAGTGACGCACGCGGTACGGCATGCCGAAACCAAAGATAGAATGGTCGTCTTCTTCCCAGCAAAAGATGCTGTAAATGCTGGCATCGTCTGCATACGGGTGTTCCGCTGCCTTCAGCACGATCCCGTTGCAGAACCAGATAATCAGGTGCGGCTCGTCCAGCGAGTCGGATTCAATCTCAATGCCGAGCGCCTGTGCGTCATCAGCAGGTAAGCAGCCATTGAATTCCCACACCTCATACCGGCCAGACTTCCATGTCGATGTCTTGTCGATACGGGCGTCATCCATGAAGCCAGCGACGCGCTCTTCAGGCGATTCCTTCAGCAGCTCCTTGATGGCCGCACGACTGAAGCCCGGTGTCTTGGCTAGGTCTTTCAGTTCCTTGCGCGTCAACAGGTGGCGTTCAAGTGTGTTCTCGGATTCCTCAATGCGACGGGCCGACGGATCGGGAAAGAAGTGCCAAGGCGAAACGCGATCTACACCTGGCTTAATGCTTTCCTCAATCACGATGTTCTGGGTTTCAACACCCATCTCAACAGCGCGCTGAATCTTCTTTTTGCTCACGTTGCGCAGCGTGGGCGATTTCATAATGCCGGTGCCAAGCACAATCGCGTCGTGAATCACGCCACGGCAAACGGCGTTGTAATCAGATTCGGTTAGCTGGTCGTCAATCTCACGCAGCATCGACAAGGCGCGTTTGTCTGCCTCTTTCTGGCGTGCCTCGTTAGGATCAACCGGCGCAGCCTGTGGCTGTGGCTGTGGCTGTTGCGGCTGGCCTTGTGGTGGCTGTTGCATGCCCATCGCGGGTGGCATCTGTGGCGCGCTGTGCTGTGCCAATGACTGCGCAATATCAATGTCAGCCATCGGCGTTGGTTTGATAGACCAGTTGCGGTCGTCGGTCGGCAACAGCATTTCAGCAAGGCGGGATTCCGCAAACGTACACTTCTTCCGCGTCAGGTTCACGAACGCCTGTGAACGTCCCGCACCAATCTGCGTTTTGCTGTCGTACTCACCATTCCACTGGCGCAGGTCGTCTAGCCACCGCTGTTCGAGCGTGCTGCGTTTGGCAACTCGCTCGTCTGCAATCCCCTGCAAGCGCTCACCAATCGCCTCGACGAGCATTTGTTGCTCGCGTTGCTGCTCTTCTGCGGCGTAGTCGTCCATCGGGGCGTCAGTAGCCTGCATAAGAATCACCTATGTATTGTTCTGCGCGTGCGGCAGTCGGGAAGATTTCGCGCTCGCGGCGTACCACGGCGTTGAAGGGAAGTGCGAAGGTCAGCGCTAACGCGTCCCCTGCATCGGGTGACTTGATGCCACGCTTGCGCATGTCATCCTTGGTTTCGAGCTTGACGCGCCCGTGGCTGTCATAGCTGTAACTCGGTGCGCTCAGGTCAGCGGCCAGCGTGTCATCGTTGGTGATCTTGGTCGGCTGGGCGTTTATCCAGTCACGCATCAAGCACCACATTTCAGACCGACGATTGACGTACTTGTCAGCCGATAGCGCCTTTTCACCGAAGTTAACGCCAAAGACGTTTTCGTAATTCAGCTCGTGCAAGCGATCAACTACGCCAGCGCCCAGCCCGCCAACGTCAATCAGGACGGCGTCTGGCTTGAATTCCTTGGCGTACTGGTGAACCACGCCCACAACCTGCATCGTTGACAAGCCGTTGACGCGCTTTAGGTCAAGCATCTTGCGACCTTGACGAACCACAATGGCTGTGGAGTCATCACCATACCGCGCAGGATCGACGCCAATCAGCACGGGTGCCGTCAGTGTTTCCTCGTCAATCTCAGCCCGGCGAGCGGTAGCGATGGCATCGGCTTTGATTAGGCTCGTGTCATCCGAGGCCATGAACGCTTCGGAGGCGTCGCTTGGGTACTCACGCATGAACTTTTCAACGTCACCGCCGAAGTCGCCTTCGATTTTTGAGCGACGCCACGCCATATGCTCAGGCGTCATGCCGTCAGCTAGGTAGCGAGACAGGTAATCAACTTCATCAGCGGTCAAGTCGCTATCAAGCGGGCGGGTGTATTCAGCCTGCCAGTACCAAGGCACAAACACAGCGATGTAATCACCTCGCCCAGCTTGTGCGTCCTGCCAGCGTTGGTGAAACTCGTCGCCTACTTTGTTCGCGGTAGATTCAAGGATGACTTCCGTATCAGGCATTTCAGCAATGGCCTGACCAATGCCTGAAAAGTGTTCGTCTGCTTTGTCCCAGAAGCCGAACTCAGAACCGTGCAGCATTTGCGCAGTCCAGCCACGGCCAACAGCGTCAGAACCAGCGGTTGCCACGCGGTAGCCACAATCTTGCTCACCGAATTCCAGTGTGCCGGATGCATCGCGGGTGATCTTGGGGCGGATAATCTCAGGGATGTTTTTGGCGTAGCGCTGCACCATGCCGAAGATGGCGGCAGTAGAAGCGGCTTGGTGCGCCATCACGACCGCTTTGCGGCCGATGTTCCAATGGAGCGTCCACAGGAACCGCGCTTCAACGTAAGTCGAAACGCCTTGTTGCCGCCCCTTCAGGATCAAGGCCCGAACGCGGCCAGTTGTGCGCTTCTGCTCTTCGAGTTTGGCGTGTATGTAGTGTTGTGCTTTGTTAAGCCGCAGTGGGACTTGTTGACCGCGCTTGTCAGCGATCTTGAGGCACAGGCCAGCGTATTGCGCGAAGTTGCCAGACAGGCGACGCGCCAACTCAAGCGCGTCTGTATCGCTACTCTTCGCTTGGCTCATTGCCTTTCAGTTGGGTAAGCAACGTGGTGAAGCCGCTGATCTTCTCGCCATCACTGGTGACATCCAGCTTGTCGCCGTAGACCTTGGGGCGCAGTTTGCCTGCGCGCCATTTCAGCACGTCAATCAGCAGGCGCTTTGCTTGCGCGTTTTCTGCCGTTGTCATGCGTGCTTCTTCAAGCATTTCTTCAGTCAGCAGGTCAGCCTGCGCCAAACGCGCGCGTGTGTACCTGTCGGCCAAGGCGGCATCTTCACTCAGCCAATCGCACACGGTTGAGTAATGCGGCATGCCTTCAGTGCGCAAGATTGTCGTCAATGCTTCACCTTGTGCAATGCGCGCAATGATCTTCTCAAAGACCTCTTCGCGGTTGTAAGACGTTGACCGAACCTTAGCCACTTCCAAACTCCCAAATGCAAAACGCCCCGACCAGTTAAGGGCGAGGCGTTGTATTTTTTCAATGCAGAAACCGCCAACTTGGGCGGGATATTGAGTTTATAACTCAATCAGATTTTTTGTGCAAGTTACTCAATGCAAACGATCCTCAAACTCTTCGGCCATCGCACAGACAATGGCCGTCGCTTCTCGCGCATCGTCTTTGGCTTCCGCCATGTACTCCTTTTCATCGGCAATCAGCACTGAAGCGAATCTCAAGCAGTCATGCAGGGTATAGCCCAGCGGGTAGCTGTCACCCATCGCAATCTCAAGCCACATTTGCGCGGCGCTTTGGTCTTCTCTGGTCATTCTTCCGGCTCCCAATCATGTGTCATGCAGCCAACCATCATTTCCTTGTAGTCCGCCAAATCACGCAGCCACTCAATTTGCTGTTCGATACTGTCAAATTTCAGCGTGAAGTAATCCATCACCTTGCCCCCACCGAGTTGCAAACCATAATCCGCGCCCGCCCCAGCAGACTAACGCACCCCTCTTCCGTCAATGCCATTTCTCGCCTCATTTCAGCCGGTTCGTACCCATCAAGGTACACCCGCCGCACCATGAGTCTGTGAGCGGCTGGAAGGGCCACTACAGCGCGTTCTACGGCCAACGCATCCTTAGCCGGGGGCATAGGCACCGCCCAAGTCTTCCCACCCTCCCAAACGCTGCCCAATTCGGGCGTATGACGCTTCTCAATCGACCGGCAGGTGTTGCCCCGCTTCTTGGTCGTTGACCACCTAGCCCAACCTAGCAGCAGTGCATGGCCTGTCTGCTCGCGGTCAATTGTCATTTCGTCTATTCGCATCATTGCCCTGCTCCCATCGGGTTAATCGTTACCAGCACTGCACCGCCCTCAACCTGTTCGCCCCAAACAATCCGCAGATCGTGTATCTGGCTGTCATCCACCCAGACGCCTGCGTGCGTCATTGCATCCAGCAGGGGCTTGATTGGGTTGTCCACGTCACGCCGCCTGTTGTCTGGTGGGTAGGCATTGATCAGCACAACCAATCGCCCTGCGTACCCCTTTGCAGCCCGCTGGGCGACAACGTGTGCGTTGACCTCAACGCGGAACTTTCTACCCGCTGGCAGGATGCTCACGCCGCGTGCTGTGTGCCGGTAGTAGTGGTTAATGCTGGGCGGGAAAGGGAGGGAAATGTGGGTTTTCATGGTTTCAATTACCCGTTACGAGTTAATGGTGTTTTGCACGGGCTTATAAGCCTTATGCAGACTGGCTTGCAGGGTTGTCTCGTACTTTTTGGCCGTTTCCCTATACATATAAATTCCCACCCCTCACTAACTCTTTTAATAAATAAAAATATATATATACGTTTATACGTATTAACCCTCTAAGCCTTATGCAGACTGGCTTATAGCCCCGTGGCGAAAACACGGACAAATACGGGTTAATCACTTTCATCCTCATCATCTATTAGGTAATCCTTATGGATGTATGCCTCACGTGACTTGCCCCGCCCGCTGGCTGACTTGAATACCGTTTTGGTAATCACGCCCTCGCGCACCAAGGCAGACAAAACAGAAATGCGCAGATTGGTATCGGCGCTGCGAACCTTTGTCTGCGAAGCCTCAGACATTTCACCTTCGGTCATACCGCGGGCGCCGCCCGCCCTACTTAGATTTGCTTGCTTCCAAGCTGGCTTTGAAACGATGGATTCAATCTCATTGCGCAGGCGTTCAAACGGGCTATCAGCAATATCCCGCGCTGCTCGCTCAATGAACTTTTCGCCGTAGTGAACAACGTAATCCCGCGCCCACATATAAAGTTCTGGCGTCATCACAGGACGTTCAGGGTTATCCCAAGCAGCTAGCGCGGTTGCGATGCGTAAGGCGTTTTCACGCCACCGCCGCGTCAAATCTGGATAGGCATACCGCCCCGCTTCTCGGTCAGCCAGCAGTTGCAATTTGAATTGCCAGTCAAGATCAAGCGTGGCTGCTGGTATGGACACGGTTTGCCACAAAGGCGGCGCTTGGTAAGCCGTATTGCTATTGGCTAGCTTGGTTAGGTCGGTATCCTTTCCGGCGACCTCTGGAACCAGCGCCGTGCGCCCCGCCCGCACCGCACGCATGTGTGCAGCCAAATCGGCAGGGAATGGCTCAAATGTCGCTCGACGCCGCGCAAATGGCTCATCATCGGCCAACGTCACCACCCAGCGATTCAGGAACCCGTTTTGTACGTCATCGCTGGTAAGTGAGTTGAATACCTGTTCATGCGTAGCAATCGCCATCATAGTCAGGCACGGGCAATGTACGCTGCGATCTACCGCCTTCGCCTCTTCACCCTTCTGCATGACCTTGGCGTAACTTGGAGGGGCTAATACGTTAATGGCATCCGAATAGATTTCGGTCAGCATTTGAAGCCCCTTGGCCTCATGCCCTGCGTGCCTAGACCGGCCTAGTTCCAGCTTCTTGCCAAACTCATCTATAACCTGCAAAGCCGCTGGCGACTCCATCAGCATGGACAGCACGCCGCCCACTGAAGTCACGCCGCTGTAGTTCGACATTTGGCCTAGGCCAATTTCCCGCAATGCCGCCTTTACACAAGACTTGCCGTAATCCTTGCCCTGCCCCGTGGCGGCAAGCACTAGGTAATAGGTGGATGTGACGTTCCTAGACTCAGACAAATACACCCGTGCTGCCACGGTAGAAGCCAGCACAAGCGCGGCCTGCACAGACATTTGCCGCTGCGGGTCTTCAGTATGCGTTTCCGCCCACGCCACAAACCGATTGAGCGCCTGAACTGGCAACGTCAGCAGGTGTTCAGGCGTACCTTTGGACGCATCACAAAAGGCCAGCAAAGCAGGTGGAATGTTGGTGTTCTTCCGCTCGACTACCGCTGGTGGGTTTATTTCGCCGGTTTCAACGTCAACATCAATAACGATTGGCGTGCGTTCTGTTTTTTTGATCGACTTTGCCGCCGCCATGAAGGCCGAAACATCAAAGCCATCATCAGGCGGCGCAACAGGTGACAAGCCGCACTCAGACGCGGCGGCACGGATAGCCTTGCTTATATCCCCGTTATGCTCAAGCAAGCACAGCACGCTAAACGCATCATGTGCATGCTCATCGTTAAGCGGACAGCTACCGTGGTGCGAATAGATTAGCGGCTTATCGCCATCCTCAAACAACACAACACCGGGGATTTTGGTGCTGCTACTAGGGCAAAGCCAGCGCTTACCCTTGAGCTTGTATCCATTGCGCTCAAGCACATCAATAGGCGAAAACGCACCATTGAACTTGCCAATTACGTCCCCTCCTTCTCCTTGCTGTACATAGCGCGGCGCTGCCCTTGGGCGTGGCTTGGCCTCTTCCTTGGGCATCCAAGGACAAAGCGACTTCAATTGATTCTCGAATGTCTTATCCCACTCAGACCAGATTGCTAATAGTTCACCATCTAGTTCAGGGATACCGTTAGGATAATCCCAAGGGCTATGCCCCTCGCGCCACTCATACGGCACACCCGTAACGGGGTGAATACTTGGCGGCAATACGTCCTGCCCCGACTTCTCTGTATCCTTCGACATACAACGCAACTCGAAAACAGTAACCATTTTTGGCCTGCCGTTTTCCTGCTTTTCAGTCGGGTGCGGCCACGTCAATTTGTATGTAAATAACGAAGAATTGGCCGGGACTTGAAACAGAAACTTGTCTCGGTCATGCCCACCCTTGATGCGTGGAAAACGATCAAGGTAGGCCATCAGGTCAACACCAATTAGCTGGAAGGCCAGCACCGCCCACTCAAGGTGATCAATATCAACCGTGCCAGTGCGGCTATAGGCATGTACCAGCCCCATGCCGTTTTTCCCACCAACAAAGGCTTGCCGAGCCAGATCGGGTGTGTTGATCTTCAGAAATGGTGAGTTCCAGTTGGTCAAAACTGGCTGCTTGCTGTTTGGCATCAGCTTTACCAGCGACCAGCCAAGCTGGGTATAGGCCGCAGCCCACTCCTGATAAGGCCATTCACTCTGCTGTGCGGTTGTCATCACTTCGACACCCCACCAACCAGAATCGCAATCAACTTTTCAATCTTTGCAATCCACTCCTTGTTCTGCTTTCTGGTGTAGCCAAGACAAAACGGCATTTCTTCCGACAGGTAGAAATGGTTTTCCATCTCGTAGTGGATGAATGGTTTAGATTGAAATTGCTCAACAAATCGAGCCGGAATGCGGCAGTAATCAAACTCAGGAGCTTCATAATCAAAATGAATATTGCTCCAAAATGACTGACTAGCACCAAGTGGCGCATATTCTCGATTTAGGATGATTAGCTCATCAAACGGAGCAAGTCTGAAGTCATTCGCTGCCCGTATGCAGTATGGATAAAACATGCGAGCCATGCCCTTTGCCGGATAGTTGTACTGACCAAACTTGCCGGCCTCTTCAGCATCTTTCAACCACTGAAGACAGCACTCCAAATGCGCTATCAACCGACTGCGCTTGTTCAAAAACCCATTGATTAGCTTGGTGTTTTCCACGATAATTTCCTTTGTAAGTTCGATTCAAGTTGGTTGTAAGTTGCTGCTACTGAATAAGCACCCAGCCCCGTCCGCCAAAGACTCGCTGGGTGTTTTGCTTCTAATCCCTGCCGTTCCCCACTCTTCCCAAGCGCCCAAGCCGTTCTGCCTTCAGACTCAAGGCATGGAACTCAGCCACCACCATCTTTTCGAGATACAGCGAAGCCAGCGCCGAGATTTCTTCATCGGAGAACTCAGCCAGTGCGGCCAATTTTTCGTGGGTTTCCGGCGACAACTTCGCCCGAACGTCTTTGCGCTCAAGACTCATGCGGCCAGCTCAGGCCAGATGCGTTGCCAATCGTTAGGGCGCAGCGCCTTTCTCGACACGCCGGATAGGCGCTCTAGCTCGGGCGCGTACTCAGGAGGCACAGCGCCACGCCGCGCCCATTGGTAGACCGTTTGATGACGTAGCCCCCAAATCACCGACAGCTTTAAGCCGCCACCGGCTGATTTAATGGCTAATTTGATAGGGTTTTGGGGTGTAGTGGCTTTCATGCCACCAATTTTGGCACAGCGAGGTAGCATTATGCAACCGACCACACCTATTGAATGCCACTTTGATGTTTCGCAGAATGTGCGAATGTCCTCAAAACTATGGCAACGCATACGAGCAGCCCGCAGATTTAGCGGCTTAAAACAATCCGATATCGCCACAAAGATTGGCGTATCCCGTAGCGCCGTATCTCAATGGGAAATAGACGGCGACAAGACACCCACGCTAGACAACCTGCGCCACTTCAGCGAGGCCACCGGCTGCCCTATGGAATGGCTTGTGTCCAATGACTCAGACATTAGCCACCATTGGGCGGTAGAGATAACGAAGCCAGAAAGCGCCGACATAGTGCCGATACGCGAAGGCGTAACCATTGGCGGGAACTTGGCTGGAATCACCCCGGCCAACGAGGAAATCGAATATCAGCACTGGCAGGATTACGCAGAGATATTGAGCTACGCAGCAACTAAGGCGTTTGGTGCGGATAGTTACTCAGTCAACGGGCGCATACACACCAAGCTAGGCATGGTTCGCACTGACCTAGAGCTGCACTACCCATGCCCCGCCATTGTGATGATTAACGTGCCAGACATACGGATAGCAGCAGCACGGGAGCGTAGTGGGCGGGAGTTAGAGCGCAGTGCCATAGAGGCGCGATTCATTGACACCCTGACGCTGGCGGCCTTCAGGGCCAAGCACAGCGCCCGCCATTATGTAGTGGTAGCCATCACTTCCCCGCTGTCACTAGAGCGCTATACCGATGAACTGGAAGCCCTAAGAGAAACCGGCATCATTGACCACCTGACCGTTTTAGAAAACGGCATCCCGATAGAGGATCAGGTGCTAGAAACACTGCGATTACTCAAAAGCAGATAAGACAAAGCCCGCATCTAGCGGGCTTTTTTCATACGCAGCGTTTTATCGCCCGCGCTGTAACTATGTCTATCAGGTCAATGCTAGTGTCAACTCCAGAAGCTAGCACGGCGTCGCCTATACGTTCCCAAGCAATATGATTGTGGATTTTAGACAGCAACTCATACCCCGCCCAAGTCAGTGCCAAACCGCCACTACTAACAGATTGCCGAGAGCCAGCCAGCCACTCAAAAGAAAAGCCGGTCAACTCTGCAAAAATACGCAAATGGTCTAGGCGTGGCTCGCTGCGCTGTGTGGGGTCTTTGCTTTCCCATTTCGTGACGCTAACCCGCGTCAGCCCGCACGCATCGGCAATCTGCTGTTGTGACACATGATTAACCGAGCGCGCATGGCGCAACCGCTGCCAAAGCTCGCCCGGAGCGGACTTCTCTTCCGTGGCGACTCGCTTTAGATACCCAGCGCTAACCAATAGATCAACGCTGTGGCTAGCCCCCTTCTCACTCACATGAGCAAGCTCGCCCATAGTGCCGTTGTTCACGGCAATCAAAACATCGCGCATCACATCCCAATTTCTATTCATACGTTCCTCACTTTTTTTGACTTGAAATAGCACCGTGCCACTTCTGATCGAAATAATATGCCACTTCCTGTTGACACGCCACTACAGGTGGCATAAAGTTCATCCCATCAGCAGCGAAACACCGCTGCAACCGGCCCAGCGCCCTAGCTCAGTAAGAGCCGCTCCTTAAAAAAACGCACAACAACGCCACAGCGGTTAACCGATGCGGCTGGTCAGGCAGGGTGGACGACCAACGTAGACCAGTAACGCAGATGACGAGCGCCGAATGTGGAGACCGCAAGCCTGCGCGGGAAATAGGCAGGTTTACAGCGAAACCTAAAAAAACGCTGGTGCCGCCGGTCACACGATACCGGCACAAGCAAGGCGGTTCACAGAGTCGCCTTCCTTGTTTCCTCCGTTGTTACTTAGCCCGCCGATGTGCGGGTTCTTTTTTGGAGATACCCAATGTTCAATTTTTGCGCGGTAGAAATGGACGAAGCCCGGTTTAACGCTGGCGAGTTTGAAGTGCCGGAAGCAGCAATAGAAAACAACCTGGGCGAAATGCGGCAGGAATTGCAAGGCATTAGCGATTGGCTTGAATCCAATATGGATGAGCGAATCGACTGGCTTCTTCACAAACTGATTAACGCGGCAGACGTAGATTTGGCGCTCGTTCGTGAGTTGGCTCGTGAAATGTTCAACGAGGACATGCGCCAAGCCGCAATCGACGCGCTAAAGCCGAAAGAGAACAGCGCCAGTTACCGGATGCTTCAGGCGCTTTCGATTCGGAAAGCAGCATGATTCGCCGCAACGAACGAACCAGCGAGCCAGATAACCGCGCCCCACTCAAGGAATTGATGGGGCGCTGTCCTGAGCAAGAGGTGAAAAACCATGCTGCTTACATTACCCAAAGGCAACGGATACGCCGCCAGCTTCAGGAGCTTGCCGACGCAAGCCGAGATTCAGGCGACCCGTACTAACCAAGAAGCACGGCCAGCACCTGAGCCGTTGCCACCTAAAGGGAACGACAGGAAATGAAACCCCGCCCCAGCCGAATCAACCCAATACGCCGCGCCACCATGCGGCGTTTGTTTTTGCAGAACCAATCAATCTGGTACGCCATTCAGGCGTGCCGAACAGCACGGAGTGAACAACATGAATATCAATGATCTATCTGGTGACGCCCTGATCGCCATGTACCTAGATGCCAAGGCAAAAGAAGCCGAGTTTGCCGAGGTAAAGCGCGCCGCCGCCGCGCAGATGGCTGTCCTGTTCGGCACAACTGAAGAAGGTACGATTACCGCCAACACCGACCGCTACAAGGTAGCGATTCGCTACAGCGTCACCCGCAAGGTGGATGTCGAGGCGCTGCAAACCAATTGGGCAAAGCTGCCGCCTGAAGTGCAAGCGGCTTTCAAGTGGAAAGCAGATGTAAACACCAAGGAGTACCGCGCCGCCCTCTTGGACAGTAAGACAAAGGCAATGGTGACGGAATTCGTCACATCGAAGCCCGCATCACCATCCATCGAAATCGAGGCCAAAGATGGCAATTAAACTCACCAGCAGCCGAGAAGCTGCCAAATCAAACGGCATCAAGGTTGGTGTGTACGGCCAGTCTGGTGCAGGTAAGACAACCCTATGCGCCACAACTGGCGCGCCGACCGTCATCATCAGCGCCGAGGGCGGTTTGCTGTCCCTTCGCAATCACGATATTCCAGTGATCGAGGTCAAGACGCTGGCAGACGTTCACGAAGCGTATGCCTTCATCTTGGGTTCGGATGAGGCAAAGCAATTTGAATGGGTATGCCTTGATTCAATTAGCGAAATCGCTGAAGTGGTCTTGAACTACGAGAAGAAGACCAACAAGGACGCCCGCGCAGCATACGGCATGCTGCAAGAACAAATGACCGAGTTAATCCGAGCCTTCCGTGATTTGCCCGGACGCAACGTGTACTTCAGCGCCAAGCAGGAGCGCATCAAGGACGACACAACGGGTGTTGTGACATACGGCCCAGCTTTCCCGGGCTCCAAACTTTCCCAAGGCTTCGCTTACTTCTTCGATGAAGTCTTTGTCTTGCGCGTAGAGAAAGCCGAAGACGGTACGCCGATGCGCATGCTGCAAACACAGCCCGACTTTCAGTATCAAGCTAAAGACCGCAGCGGTGCATTGGCCGCTTGGGAAGAACCCAATCTTGCGGCAATTGCGGCAAAGATTCTGGCGGGCTAACCGGCACTAATTGCCGTCATCAATTCGGGTGATGAATATATTCGCACGCTTGTGCAGTATGCGCATCCTCTTATATCTGGCTAGGCAGATTTACCCTAGACATAACTGGAGTATTAAAAATGGCATCATTGCAAAACGTATTCATCGACCAAACCGCACAGCCTTCAAAGGGCGGCTTTGAACCCCTGCCTGCTGGCTCTTACATCGCCATGATTACCGATTCGGAAATCAAAGCGACCAAAGCAGGAACCGGCACCATCCTCAGCCTGACGCACACGGTTGTCGATGGCCCGCACGCCAACAAGAAAATCTTTGCCCGCTTGAACGTAGGCAATCCCAACGCCACCGCGCAGAAGATTGGACAAGAGCAATTCGCTGCTGTGCGTGCTGCCACTGGCGTATTGCAGCCACGCGATACCGGCGAGCTTCATGGCAAACCCATGAAGATCAAGGTCAAGATTCGCAAGGATGAAACCTACGGCGATTCAAATGAGATTACGTCTTGGGAGCCAGCAACCGGCGTCAGCGCACCGACAGCCGCACCGTCAGCACCTTGGGGCGGTCAGCAAGCCCCCGCGCCAGCAGCAGGCGCAACCCCGCCTTGGCAGAAGTAAGTTTTGACAAACGCGGCTGCTTAAACTACTGTGAACGTGCTGGCCTCATGCCAGCACGGGATTGGCGTCCCGGAGAGAAGGCAGACACCTGCCGCGCAAAGCGGCTTTTTCACGTCTGTCAAAGGCATGGCTTCTTCCTATGGGCGGGGCTGTGTTGGGGAGCCGCAAGGCTCGCCGGTTCCTTTTCCCGGTACGCCAATCCAACACAGTTCCGCCCACCTCATTTGGCGCTGAGGCGGCGGTTTATTCAGCCGAAAAGGAGTATTAAAAATGTCTAGTACCAATCTTGCAGTATTTAATTTCGAATCTTTCCCTGTTCGTACCGTTAAAAAAGATGATGACGCATGGTTTGTTGCATCTGACGCTTGCGCGGCTCTTGGGCTTGGGAATGCGTCACTGGCAGTAAACGGGCGTGCAGACAGAGATAGTGATGGATTAGATGAAGAAGATAGGGGGCTTGCCACTGTCAATACCCCCTCCGGCGAACAACAAATGTTAGTCGTCAATGAATCCGGCCTTTACAACCTAATTTTCAAATCGCGAAAACCCGAAGCCAAGAAGTTCAAGAAGTGGGTAACGTCTGAAGTCCTCCCCGCCATCCGAAAGACCGGCAAGTACCAAGCTAAAGCGGAGAGTCGTTACAAGTTTCCAACACCGTGGACAACCGAAATCGCTGGCGTCACAGAAGTTGGAGTGTGCTGGCAGAAAAACCAACGCTGGGTACGAATTGGCGGGTATGGCGAATCGCGGGGGAATTCAAGACTAGAACGAGTTTGTAAAGGTCTGAATCAAACCATCGTCAGTTACTTCGATACGTTCATCAAGCAAGGCATGACAACCGAAGTGCCCTACGAACGCAATACAACTTGCGTAGTGCTAAACCTGCCCGGCCTACTCTTCGCGCTGAACCGCTGCCGCGCCTCAGCCGATCAGCGTATGGCTATCGACTGGTGCATTTCAACAATGGCAAGCGATGCTGCATTTATCGCCACGCTTGAAGCCGACATGGGCGCTCCCGAGCAAGTTGATATAGATAAGTTAGTTGCCGACAAGATGGCTGAAATGCACAAGGATTCGGTGCTGGTCTCTAAAGAGAAGTTGTCCGAGCTAGTCAACATGCACAGCCAAACTGCAAATTATCTGAACAGCAAGACACGCAAGGCTAAGAAGCTCATGGGCATTGAGATATTGCCGCCTTGGCATGGCTACCAAGAGAAGCTACGGCTACCGAAAGCCGCCTAACAACCAAACACCCCGCACATGCGGGGTTTTTTACGGGCTTAGAAAATGAAAATCCCCACTGGCCTAATCGAAGACCGCGACCAGACGCTAGACGATATTGACGCGGCAATGGAAGAACGCGCAGCGCTGGAACAAGAGCGCCCTTACTTTGGCATGTCTGGCATGAAAGATTGCGCCCGCGCTATGTGGTACGGGTTCAGGTGGGCGGTTAAGCCCGCATTCAAGGCTGGCACGCTGCGCAAGTTTGAAGACGGCCACCGAACTGAAGACTTGATGGCTGCACGGTTGCGCATGGTTGAAGGCATCACGCTTTACACGCACGACCCAGCCACCGGCAAGCAGTTTGGTTTTCAGGATTTTGGCGGGCATTTCAAAGGCCACATGGACGGCGCAATAAAAGGCATTTATGCCGCGCCAAAAAAATGGCATGTGTGGGAATGCAAAGCGTCAGGAGATGACGTTTACACCAAGTTTCTGAAGGCCAAGAAAGACAAGGGCAGTAAGTCAGCTCTAAAAGACTGGAATCCTACTTACTACGCGCAAGCCCAGCTTTATATGCACTACTCAAAAATGGATCGCCACTACCTGACGGTAACAAGTGCAGGAGGGCGCGACCACACAAGTTGCCGAACTGAGTACAGCCAACAGGATGCGGAGCAATTTATTGCCCGCGCTGAGTCGGTAATTTTTGCCGATGAGCCACCGTTGCGCCCCTATTCGGCAGACTTTTTTAAGTGCAAATGGTGCGACTTCCGCCAGATTTGCCACAACACCGAAGCGCCTAACGTCAACTGCCGCACCTGTGCGCATAGCACTGTGCAGCGTGCAGGCGGGTGGACGTGTGACAAAGCCGAGCCGGTTGAAATCACAGTGGAACAACAGCGAGCCGGGTGCGGATCGCATCGGTACATACCGATCCTCTTGGACAACTTCGCGGAAATGGTCACAGCCAACGCGGGGGATGTCGCCTACCGCAACAAGCTGACAGAAAACACCTTCACCAATGGCGATCTAAGCAGCGTGGAAATCAAAGCCGCGCAGGACAAGAGCGCCCTTGGTGATCCAGACGTACAAGCCCTACGCGCTGCGGGGGCGACAATTACAGGGTAAACAAATGGAATTGCGACCGTACCAAGAGGAAGCGCTAGACGATCTGCTGACATGGTGGAACGGACATAAACAGTTTGACCATGACGCACCTGTACTGGTGCTGCCCACTGGTGGTGGTAAAGCGATTCTGTGCGCCGCCCTTGTTCACAAGATGTTCGATACGTTCCCCCATGAGCATCCTAGAACCTTAGTTCTTGTACCCAGCAAGGAGCTAGCAGAACAAAACGCCGAGAAGTTGCGCGCTGTTGTGCAGCCCCATTTGACCATTGGCTACTACAGCGCCGCGCTTGGCCGCAAGCGCCCTGACGCTGACGTAATCGTTGCCACCATTGGCAGTGTTTACCAAGCAGCGCACTTGCTGGGTGACATCAAAATGGTGATCGTAGACGAGTGCCATATGGTTTCTCCTGACGGCGCAGGCCGATACAGGCAACTGCTGCGCGACCTAGCCAAGTATTGCAGCTTCAGAGTCGTCGGATTAACAGCAACACCCTTTCGCGGGAATGGTGTTTGGATTACTGACGGTGAAGACCCATTTTTCACCGGCATCATCGACAAGATTGGCATTCTCAAGCTGATTGAGTTGGGTTTCCTCGCCCCGCTGGTGCGCCCTGTAGATGCGATACAAACCCGCATTGACACTAGCACCATCGAGATTGCCAGCACCGGCGATTACAAGATTGACCAGTTAAGCGACTGCGTTAGCGAGTACATCACCGGCATTGCTGAAGAAACGGTAAGACTCGCCGCCGAGCGCAGGAAGTGGATTGCATTCTGCGCCACCGTGGCAAACGCTACTCTGCTACGCGATACCCTGCGCGGCTTGGGAATCACCGCTGAGGTTGTGGTGGGTGACACACCAAAGGCCGAACGCGAACGTCTGATTAAGCAATTCAAAGCTGGCGAAATTCGCTGCCTCATTTCAGTCATTGCCCTAACGACTGGATTTGACGTGCCGGATGTGGATTGTGTGATCTGGTGTCGGCCTACCCGTTCACCCGTGCTGTACGTCCAAGGTTCTGGTCGCGGCCTACGAATTTCACCCGGCAAAACAGATTGCTTATGGCTAGACTTCTCCGATACCACCGACCGACTAGGCGCAATCGACGCAATCAAGGGCCGCAAGAAGATCAAGCGCAGCGCAGAAGACCGCGAAGCCCCGCACGCAACCTGCCCCGAATGTGGGTGTCTGGTACGTCCGGCAAGTCTGATGTACTGCCCAGAATGTAACGCCCTGATGCGGGAAATCGTGGACGAGCGCCGCGCAGCCAGCAACGCCGCTGTACTTAGCACCCAAGCCCTTCCAGCGATTGTGCGCAAGGAAGTGAACCGCGTTACCTACGCCAAGCACAGCAAGCCGGACAAGCCGGATTCGCTCAAGGTTGAGTATTGGGATGGCCTAACCCACATCGCAACCGAGTGGATATGCCTAGAGCACACAGGCTGGGCAAAAGAAAAGGCTGCATCTTGGTGGACGTATCGCATGCCAAGCGATTGCCAATTGCCGCCGAACGTAGATACCGCCGTGAGCTGGATCAAGATGGGCTACCCACTCGCCCAACCTTGCGCCGTCATCGTCAACAAAAAAGCCGCCAGCGGTTTCCCTGAGATTCTTGATTATGAATGGCCTCAATCGGCAACAGATAGCACTGAAGCGGGACATGCTGGAGCGAGAGTTGAAGTTCTTGAACGGCATCCAATCGGATTGCACGACCTGCCTGCATTTTGAAGGCGTGCATTGCAAAAAATATGACACAGCACCGCCGCCCGAGTTTCGGAAGGTTGGTTGCGATGAATGGAGCTGGGATGCGATACCTTTTTAGAGACAAGCCGAAACTAATGCAACGCATCAAGAGTGAATTGCTAGACATCACGTTAGCGCTTGTTGCCAGCGGCGCAATCCTGCTGCTGCTTTGGACAGCCAGCGACGTAGTACAGCATTGGGGTATGCCGTAACTGGCTGCCAATAGACAAACAAACCCGCCAGTGTGCGGGTTTTTTAATGGGGTTTGATAATGCTTAACGGTTCAACACTAATCAATGAATCACCAGAAGAATTAACAATTGAACGTGCATTAGAGGAAAGCAATTTCACGCTAAACCGCCGATGCAGTCGAGCGGAACAGCAGGCAGACGAATTGCGCTTGCAATTGGAAATCATCACAACAAGCAGCGAGATAAAAGACAGCACCATTGCAGGGCTTCGCCGCGATAACGCCGTCATGGCCTTTGCGCTGGGCATTTTGGCGAACACCGACAATTTGTCGCACGCCAAGGTTGCGAAAGATGCGCTAGCTAATCGGGTGATGAAATGAAAACAGACAGCTTGATTATTAGTGTTGCGGGGGTTTTAACAAATGGCGGTTATTACACATCGGCAAATCTAGCTGCAAAACTAGGCGCAAAAAGACGAGCAATTAACAGGGCGCTTGAGAAACTTGTTTTTGAACGGTTCGCTATTCGGTCTGAATTAAAAAATGGCAATCTTGATAAGACATACCTGTATTCGCATATCGAAGGCGCTTTGTTAAATTTAGAACGGCCAAAGAAGCGAACAATTAAACAAGTTGTTTTACAAGCAATTTGCGATTTAGAAACAGACGATAGACGAAAAATTGCAGATAAAACTGGCCTTGATATTTTGCAAATTAAAAACGCTTTCTGGCTACTTTCTAGGTCTGGTGATATTCGTATAAATGAATTTGGCGGCTGGGAAGTAATCAAGCCGGAAAAGTCTATGTCGGTTGATTCTAATTCAAAAGTAAGAGTGATTACTTTCCCTGATAACTGGAAGCCACAACCAGCATTGCGCGTTGTTGTTAATCCTCAATCAAGTTACGAATACGGTTAAATCCATGAGCCTAAAAGAAACGCTGCGCCTAAAACGCGAAGCCAAGCAAGCCGCCAAGGTCGCCGCGTTTGATCTGCCAATGGCGACTAACCCGCAATGCCGCTTTTTCCATGACCTATTCAGCAAGGTGCGCAAAGTCTGCATTGATGGCATCGGCGGGGTGAGCGTGGTTGACGCAACCACATGGATGCAATGGCGCTCGCTGCTGATTACCTGCCGATTCGTACTGGCGGAGACAGGCCAGCGCCGCGACTTGACCAGCCTTCACAACGTACTAACCCGCGCCGGTAATCAGGCTGAGTTAGCGCCGCGAGACTTGGAATTGTTGCTTGCCGAATCCACAGCGCTGTACCGCGACGCCATCCAGCAGCCTATGCGGGTTTGGCAGATTGCCGACATCGACACACAACTTTACGCCCACTTGCACAAGTTTGAAGTGCGGGGGCTTTAGGGGAATTGAATGCTGACTGACGACCAAATATTTGAAATTGCCGAAGCGAGTCAAAGCGGTTTCACGCCGCATGACGACACGCTCCGCTTCGCCCGAGCCATCCTCGCCGCCCACGAAGCAGCACCGCACCCCGACACCGTGAGGCTGGATGGGGTGATTAAGCACCATATCAAAGTCTATGAAACGATGCGTGGCGGCTTCTTTGCCTTATACCCCGATGCCCTTGGCGGCAATGTCGCAACTGAATACCACCCCACACCCCGCGCCGCCGTAGACGAGGCGCTTGCGAAATTGGAGGCGACGAAATGAGCAACAAAAGCTTAATGGAAAAGCTGTTTAACGAAACAGCGCGAATCGAAGAAGTTATCTACTTAGCCGGTGCAATTAGCCAAGTTGATTGCTTCCCTGACCGGCTGCGTAGGTTTCTCGAAGGTGAGTTTGAAGCCATAGACGAGGCGCTTGGTGAAATGCCGGAATACTGCGACCTAGAGGCTGACAGAAATCTAATGTGCGAAATGTTCTTTGACTGGATGAGAGACACGAACCGATTCGGGTACTTGGTGCAGTTCGCCACGCCGGTAATGCGCCCAACCGGTAAGAACTCGGCCATGTTCTCTTGGGGGCACTACACAACCACTTGGGTATACGGCGACACGATAGCAGAGGCAGTAAGGAAAGGTATGAAATGGGTGAAAGCCCAGCGCAAATTGGAGGCAACGAAATGATTACCAAACCAGAAATCAACGAAGGCGAAACCTACATCGGCGCAATCATTCACGCCGATGGCACCGGCCACCACATCATCTTGCTAACAGGCGATATTGAAGCAACTTGGGCTATGGCGATGGAGTGGGCAAAAGTACGCGGCGGAGACCTACCCGACCGCACCGAACAGGCAATGATGTACGCCAATCACCGTGATCAGTTCGACAACGACGCGGCCTATTGGAGCAACACCACGGATGAAGACGGTGACGGCTGGGCTTGGTGTCAGGATTTCTTCAATGGCACTCAGGCCACCAGCCACAAGCGCCACGCGCTCCGTGCGCGTGCCGTCCGGCGTGTTCCTTTGGAGGCGACGAAATGATTACCAAAGTTGAAGCGCTAGCTGACCAGTGGCTAAACAGCGGCAAAGGTGAATGGCACGCGGCTGGCGTGGAAATGTACAACGCCCTCCGCGAAATCGCTGCGACGATGCGGCGTGGTGAAGTAGAAATGCCCGAACCGCATAAGCCACCAATGTACGCGACTAGCGAAAACACTCCGGCTGTTCGTGATGGTTACGCAGTTGGCGGATACGAAATCGAGGAGGGTCTGTATTCGTATGACCAGATGGTTGCTTATGCTGACGCCGCCGTACTGGCTGCGATAGGGGATGTTTCCCTCATTGATGAGGGTAGTAAGGGAAAACCCGCACCCAAGGCCGAGCCGGTATCAAAGCCACCACTAACGGGGCGCTGGCACCACGGCTGCGGAACAATCGTATCAGGAACCTTGCGAATCGCGAGAGAGGACTTTGAGTACAACGCCAGTGACGAATGTAGGGATGAAATATTCGACTGGATTTGCGCAACGCTTAATGCCGCCATCGCAGCGGCGAAGGAACAAGGGCGATGAGGAACCCATTTTTAATCAACTCTCCCACCTGCATTTCGTTCTCTGGCGGCAGAACAAGCGCCTTTATGTTGAAAAAAACAATTGAAGCAAACGACGGATTGCCGCCAGAAGCTATAGTCTGTTTTGCAAATACAGGGAAAGAAACAGAAGAAACACTGGAGTTCGTGCGTGATTGTGAACGTAATTGGAATGTGCCAATTCGCTGGCTTGAATTTCGGGATGATGAACGAAAATTCGCATCGGTTACTTTTGAAACAGCAAGCAGAAATGGTGAACCTTTTGATGCGCTGATAATGAAACGGGGAATGCTGCCAAATCCAGTAAGTAGATTTTGCACCGTTGAATTGAAAGTTAGGACAATCCACCGTTATCTAAAATCAATAGGTTGGAGCGAGTGGAATTCATTTCTCGGCATCCGCGCCGATGAGCCGTATCGAGTTGCCAAGATAAAAAATAATGACTACGGAAAGCACGAAGAGAAATCTGCCCCACTTGCCGAGGCTGGCGTAACTGCCGCTGACGTTGGGGATTTTTGGAAAGCACAATTGTTTGATTTGAATCATCCAAACATCAACGGTGTGACTATGGAAGGCAATTGCGATTTGTGCTTTCTAAAAGGTGGCAATCAAGTATTTAGTTTGATTCAACAAAAACCCGAGCGCGCAATTTGGTGGTCACAAGCAGAAAGCATGATTCAGACCACTAAATTAAGTGGTCGAAGATTCAGAATTGACAGGCCGTCTTATCAAGAAATGCTGGATTTCGCATCAGCCCAAAAGGATTGGATTGATGATGCAACAGGAAAAATTCCATGCTATTGCGGAGATTAACAATGACCCAATTGACCTTTGAAAACTTCTTAGACCCAGCGTATTTCGATATGTGGTGCTTGCGAGTAGCCGGAAGTAAAGACTTAAACAAGACGCTGCATTTTGCAACAACGGACGAAGCACATCACGCACAAGCACTAATTAAAGAATGGATAGCGGATTCCATCTCAGCGGCGAAGGAGCAAGGGAAATGAACTGGAACGTAGTTGGTGAAAACATCGTCCACAGTATCGAGTGGATCGCACGCATAGGGCTGGGTATCTGCCTTGGTTTGAAACTCGCGCAGGAAGTGGGTGTTATATGACCATCACCGCAAACGTACTTCTACCCCTGCTAATCACCGCCGCGCTTGGCTACTGGCGCTGTCGTGCTGATTGGTCGCAGGTTATTAGCTGGCATATTTATAACGGGTTTGCTGCGGTGTTGTCGGTGGCGGCTTGGCTACTTTGGATGGTGTGGAAATGAGTACCTATCGAGAGCAAAGCGAGGCTGCGAAGCAGAAGCGGCGAGGCTTAGTAACTCAAGCCGAGCGTCGGCAAGTCAAGAAAAAGAAGGTGGCGAAACCGTACGAGGTTTATGGGGCGGTCTTTAATTTCGTCACACACCGCTGGGCATCGTTTGCCACAGCAGAGCAGGCGGAGAAGTACATAGCTAAACAGCAACGGGCTATGCCAAGCACTGGCGGGCAATGGTTCATCGTCTACAAGGAGTCCAATAAATGAGCGCACTAAAGACCCAAGAAGGCGGAAGCCACTACAAAGACATGAAGATTCAGCCGATGGAATACAGCATGGCGAACAGCCTGAACGCCTGCCAGCACACCATCATTAAGTATGTCAGCCGGTACAAGTCCAAGAACGGGCTGGAGGATTTGAAGAAGGCGAGGCACACGCTGGATATGCTGATCGAGCTGGAGTACGGCGAAAACGCCGAGGAAACAATAGGAAGATTGCAAAGAGAGTTCCATGACAGGATTTTTATGATGAAGGCAGCTATTGCCCAAGCAAACGAAAGTGGCTGGGGTATGCAGAATATGGATAAGCCATGAACCCTCCCCGCCCTGATTGGCTGTACCCAGACGAATATCCGCCGCCACACGGCCAAAAGCTGCTGCTGCTAACTACTGGCTGCATCGCCACCACTGGCACATGGAAAGACGAGGATTGCCGCGCATGGTTGCCACTGCCGGATGATAAAAGGAAAGGCAATGCGAACCTACACGCTAAAAGAAGCCGCTGAGTTTCTGAAGTGCCACCCCGAGACTGTCCGATTAAAAGCGCCCCGCCAAAAAGTGGGGCGTTGTCTTGTCTACCTAGAGCAAGACTTGATCGACTTACTAAAGGGATACAATCCGCAGACGCGGCAAGCGTCGGCAGGAAAGGAAATAGAATGCCGCTCTACAAACAGCCAAAGTCAGATTATTGGCACATTGATGTCGTCGCGCCAAACGGCAAACGAGTTAGACGCTCTACTGGCACGACCGACAAGCAGCAAGCGCAGGAGTACCACGACCGCGTAAAGAATGACCTTTGGCGAAGTCACCACCTTGGCGATAAGCCGCAACGGTCATTCGATGAGGCGGCGCTGCGCTGGCTACGCGAGAAATCGCATAAGCGCTCTTTAAAAGACGACAAAGTAATCATCAAGTGGTTTCGTCAGCACCTAACCATGCCCCTGCACGAAATACGCGGGAGCATGGCGCTGGAACTGGTTGGCAAGCTGGACGTAAGCAATGCGCGGCGCAACAAGTATTTGGCCGTGCTGCGTGCCATTCTCAAGCGAGCGGAAACAGCTTGGGAATGGATCGACAAAGCGCCCAGCTTCACCCTGCTGCCAACTAGTAAGCGCCGGATTCGCTCGCTATCAAAGGAGAAAGTGCAGCGCTTGATTGCTGAACTTCCCGACCACCAGCGCAAGGTTGTGCTTTTTGCGCTAGCAACCGGACTCAGGCAATCAAACGTGCTTGGCTTAACTTGGGATCATGTTGACCTAGTGCGCCGGGTTGCTTGGGTGGATGCCGAGGATTTCAAAACGGACATTGACCACGGTGTACCGCTGAACGATACCGCTGTCAGCATCATCCGGCAGTGTATCGGCCAGCATCAAACGCACGTTTTCACATACCGCAACAAGCCAATCACCCAAGCCAATACAAAAGCATGGAGAGCTGCACTCGTCCGTGCTGGCATTGAGTCGTTCCGCTGGCATGACTTGCGCCACGTTGCGGCAACTTGGATGGTGGAAGACGGCACGCCGCTTTTCGCTGTTCAAGAAATGTTTGGCTGGAAATCTGAGTCAATGGTTAGGCGTTACGCGCATCTTTCAACACAGCATTTAGCTGTCCACGCGAGCGGGTTGGATACCCGTCTAAGTCATAATCTTGCCATACCAAAAAAGAAAACCCGCTAG